AGGGGAGGGGGTAGTTTCGCGAGAGACCCCTCCCCCCCCCGGTAAGACAATATAAAATGTCTTATTTTTGTGTAGAATCCGTCACTTTTTTATAAAAACCATCAGGATTCATACTAATAATCTCATCGATAGCCGCCTGGATGGCTAGGTCTTGATCATTCTTTGATAGATCATCACTAGTCTTAGCTATTCGAGCCACATAACCAGAAGTACAATAGCCTTTCGACTCATCATACTCATACCAATCATCGAACTGTGTGATAGGATTGAAAGGATTGTCAACAGTAGTAAGCATCACCATGTCATTCTCCTTTCTATCCTTGTAGTACGTTGTTAATAGTGCTAGTAGACACACCAACAGCATCTGCTATCTCAGCAAGTGTGTACCCACGACTCTCAAGAACCTTGATCCTTGACTCTTGTGCTGGTGTAACACCACGCATTTCACGAGGCATAGCTAACTGCTTTAGTACATCAAGGTCTGAGTTCTGTACAATAGACTTAAGCTTATTGGTAGAGATAGCACCAGCCTGAATGGCTTCCCATTCTTTAGGCTCTATCTTAATCTGTTGCTTAGAAGCACCTGTCTGTAAGCGGGCTTCTGTTAAGCACCTACCTTTAAGCTTCTTTAAATCATCCGAATCCATATCAGGATTAGCTGCATATACATTCTTAACCTTAGCATTAGCTATAAGCTGAGCCTTACGCTCAAGGGGCCTATTCTTCAATGCTATATTTAGCTTAGAATTTAAAGAATCTACTTGATCTTTATATTTTACATGCGCTTCTTTTGAATATGGAATATAATCGGTAGACCTGGATTCGGCTCGTGCTTTATTAGCCAGGGCCTTTAATTTATTGGCGTGTTCAGAATATACAGTCTCGATTAAATATCCTGAAGATAAAGTATTCGCATCAGAAGTCTCGGCCATTTTTGTGGATTTAGAAATACGTTTGACTTCTTTTCCAGTCTTCTTAGAAATATAAGTTTCGCCTGTTTCGTGATATATCTTTTCACCTTTAGAATATCGCTTCTTCTCATCATCAGTCATATATTTTGTGTTCGTTATTTCCTTACGAACCGGAACATATGCTGTAGCACTGGCCCTAGAAATAATCGTAGAAGCTCCGCGATTGCTTCCTCCTTGATATTTCTTTTTCAACTCAGCAATATTATTATCAATAGCTGATTGTTTGTAATTAAGATTATGTTTCTCAGCATCAATAATAACCATCGAATGACGAACAGCACGAGCCAACTCGTCCGGCGTAGCACCTTTGATGGTCATGTCTGTAATAAGATTTGAAACATTACCCATCTGTTGCTGCTTATTAAAGCCGGAACCTTTTACTTCAGGCATACCAGGATATGCTTTGTAGTCTCGTTGTGGATCGAAGTCCTTCAAACCATCCAAGGTTTTTGAAGTTTTAATTTTAGCAGTACTTGTAGGAATAACAAGAACCGTATCGCCATCAAAGTCTGCTCCCGATAATCGCTCAGCCACTTTGGCGCTAATACCAATTGCATCTTGAGCATTATGAAGTGTCTTCTTAGCGTCTGGAACTTTATTGTTCACCTTAAGTCGAGGGATCTCAAACGTTCCACCATGAGGATATCGAATTAATACGACTTCTTCGCCATCACGAAATGATGGAGCATAAACTTCGTTTTCTTTCATCGAAGGAAATGGAAGAATAACCTTTGATGCTTGACGAGGAAGACCAGCAGCCTTGAGATGGACGGATGCAGAATCGCATCCATCTGCGAATTTATCAAGAAGTTGCTGGCGAACAACAGGATTCTCGAGTTTCATAATACTATCAAACTCATCCTGCTTAAGATCATAAGCGAGTTTTAATTGCTTCTTAGCCAGCATAGGACTTTGCTTAGATAACATCTGCGAAGATAAGCTCTTTCGCCAGGCATTCCAATCGCCTTCCTCGTTTACAATATTAATTGCCGATTGCTGACGCTTTCCGTTCTTGTCGGTATAATATCGCTGAGCAAGAATAAGCTCTCGTTCACCTTTGATAGTTGCTCCGAAAGGATTATCCTGATCTTTCTTCATAGGTTTTAGGACTGAATTATCCTTTTCGCCAAGCATGGGAGTACCTTTTGCCTTGTTAGTGTTAAATATAATGTCAACACCATCTGGCATATCATCGCGATACATCGCCATGCCCTTTAAATAATGGGTACCATCTACAGCGATTCGAACCTGAGCATACTTGGCTTTACCCAAAGAAATATCATCTACGCCTCGACGAAGTTCGATAACCCCATCTTTGTCTTTTCCTCCTTCTTCAGCATAATTAATTTTTATGCGTTTAGAGGAAATACTAATAGGCTTTCCGATTTTATCAATGGTTCGGCCTTTATCTTCAGAATGAAATCCGGGAAACTCAATATCAGCTTTATGGTTCCATACTTCAGAATATGTAGTATCAGGAGGAGCTAGAACCTTGATGGAGGTCTTATGACCGGTTCCAAGTTGTTCTGTCTGAATATAATGAACGGTATAACCCTCATCTTTCAGCATCTTAACAGCATTATCGAGAGCGGTACGAGAAATACCCATTTGATTCTCAACGCCGCCGCCAATGTCAATATATTTCTTATCATCCACAGCGCTCTTTAAAGCTTTTGCTGTGTTTTTAGAAATACTTGATCGCTCGGCAATATCCTCATCCATCCAGCTGCGAACAGTAGATTCGTTAACACCCATTCGTTTGCCAATAGCAGTGTTAGAATATCCCTTATCCTTTAGCCTAAGAGCCTCAGCACGATTTGCTGCACGAACTTCATTCTTTGCATTAGAATATGCCGATTTATACTCTCGAGTACTCATGCCGAATGACTCAGCAATTTCTTTATCAGACATGCCTTGGCTTTTTAGCTGTTTTGCCATCCCATAAAGACCAGTGGATGATTGATATGGATTCTCGCCACTACCCCAAGGATATCGACCAGAATGTCGAGGAGTACCATAATGCATTAATTCGTCATCGTTCATTATTCCTCCTCTTGCTTAAGTTCTTCAATGCGCTGATCGAACAAAATGATCTTGTCTTCGATGTGGAAAATATCATCAGGATCTGGATTGTGTACCAGAACTTCATTTGATTGATAAATCCGCAACTCCATCTGAATATCATTTGGCTTTACATCATACTCCAGACAGAATAAAGCCGCATAGATCTCCAACTGAACCATAGAGACTTTTGATCTACCAGTTTTCAAATCATGAATCCTTAAAAGATCCTTCTTGAAAGAAAGAGCATCAGCTGTTCCAAAAGCATTATTAGAATACTTAAGAACCAACTCGGGAGTCATCTTATAACCGATAGCGTCATTAACATACATGTTAATAGTTTGCTTATTATCTGGAAGTCGAACTCCCAACTTAATAGCTTCACAAGCAAACTCATGAAGTTTGGTTCCTCGAGCTGCAGCCAGCAAATTAGAATATACTCGAATTAACTTGCCTTCATCATAGTTAACCCAAGCGTGCTGACTTGCACTAAGAAAAGCGTGTTTACCCTCAAGATCGTAATGCTTGTTGAAGTTCATTCAAAATATCCTCTCTATTCTCAGGGTATATGAATGCCGCATAAGACATCTTTCCTAGAAGGTCAACATAATATTCCTGATTAGGTCTATGCGATGCTTTTTTGGTTCGTTTACATTCAAGCATTGCCCATCGATCATTAAACAAAATAAGAAGATCCGGAATCCCTTGAATATAGTTTGCATCATTTTTTAAAACCACGCACCCAGGAAACAGTATCTTCAAATCTTTTATGAGTTGTGCTTGAAAGGAATTTTCTTTTGGCATAAAAAACCTTTCAGAAAAATAGAAGGAGCAGATTTAGCCCCTAGGCGTATTCTACTCCTTCTATTATAGCATGTTATTTTTACGCGAGCCTCATACGCCAAGAAATTTCTTTTCATTAAACGTTTTCTTATTCATCAATGTCTTGAATATCGCCGAGTCAATGCTAGATCTTGATCGAAGACGATAGTAGTACAAATCAAAATATGGAGTATTCATTCGATCTATTCGACCGGAAGCTTGCTCCATGATTTTATAAGAATAATTTAACGAATAGAAAATAACCACATTGGTCTTTATACAATTCCATCCTTCTGCACCGGCTGTATATTGAACCAAATATACCCAACGGTCTCCTTCTGGAATCGATTGGTGATTGTGCCCATTCCATTCGCCCCAAGAAATATGATTCTCAAAGCACATAGCTCGAAGCATATCTAATTCGTAATCAAAGTTGTAAAAAATAATAGCTTTTGGATTCTTCGCCAACAAAGATATGACTTGTTCGATTCTAGCCGAATCGGAATTCACTGCTTTGCGCATAGAATAACAAACTTCGCTAATATCTTTTATTGGGCGATCTTCAAACGGATTCCATCGATCTTTACTTATGACAGAATATAAATTCTCATCATAAGGGACAAACACATCGATCATATGTCTAACAGTATGTTTCTTAAAAGGCATCTCGACAGTTATAGAATCTCTATGCTTTTCAAGCCTTCGGCAATCTACATATCTATCGATCTTAGGATACTTCGTAAAACGATTAAAGACTGCGTGCTGACGAAGAAAATCTGTTCGATTCTTATAAAAGCCATTTGCAACAAACACTGGGATATAATCAGACCAAGTGTCTCCAGGAGTGGCAGAAAGTAAAATCCAATGATTATTCTTAGCGATTTTAAGAAAAGCTTTTACCCAAGTACCGCTACCAACCACTCTCTGTTCGTCAAATATAAAGAAAGCATCTTTTACATCTTGATACTTTTTTACATTGTTCCAACTATCCACAACGAAGTTCGTGGAATATGGAGAATCCTTCTTGCCTATCAAAAAAGGTAAGCATTCATCTTCCCATTCCAAGGTATCTCGTTTACGAGCGGTGGTGATAATATATAAATCTTTTGGTTTCGTCATCGACGATAACTCGCCATCAGAAGATATGTTACCACCACACTCTTGGCAAAAATAATAGGCTATAGCGGTTCTGGACTTACCGGACCCGACCCCACCACAAAGGATGGAGCCAGGCCTCAGTTCGTTTATAGCTTTTCTTTGATGAGGATATAGATTAATCCTCATTACTGTCGTAAAGATCAGAATACTTATCGGCAAACTCGTCCTCATCGAGAGTAACATACATAGCCTTGACATAAGCCTTTACGCCATGCTTACCGTTAACCTCCCAATTGTAAGGACGGATAATGAGATCCACATTTGAAATGTCGGCCCAATCGAGGATGTCAACCGTCTCCGAAGTAAGTCGAGTCTTATTACGAGAAGTGACAGTATAGATGTTAGGCGGAATAACATCGAAGCTCACAGACACCTGCAAATATGCAAACGGAGTATCCTGAGGATCACGAGGCTCGCGCCACTTAACTGCCCAACCGTCACGCTCAAGCTCATGAGCAAGATCCTCATCCAGCTGAACACAGAAATTACGCTTACCCTGAGCATTGTACTGAGAAGGCTTCCCAGCAAAGTTTCGCCACATAATATGAGCGTTCTCGATAGAAATATTATTAGTAACTCGATTCTGATTATTCATGATAATGTCCTTTCAAAATTATTTCATCAAAATAAGTACACTTTTGATAGTCAACAAAGCAACGAACACCGCTGTGCCATACGACATAACCCAGCTAATGCCCAAACAAACACAAACCAGATATGTTCCAAAAGTACAAATCAGCCAACACACCGCAAGCATGATCACTACTGCGAAGATCAAAGACGTAAATGACGTGTTATTATCGTCCATAAAAATATCCTTTCTTAATTAAGCAAACCACAAGTAGAATTCTCTGAGCAATTAGCACACTGAGTCAGATCAGGATCTCGGAGCTCCGGCTTAGTACACCAAGGTGGAATGATTTCCTTAGGATCTTCCAAGGAAACAAACCATTCGAAATCACCATACTCTGAAATATCATTAATCGCGTCATCAACCAAAGAGTTATAATAACTAAGATCAATATCGTCTTGCTTATTCATGAGCTCTACTGTCTCAGACTCCAACCAACGATATCCGGTAGTTCCGGTTACAGCGTAATACTTCCCGTCTTTCTCTCTAACGAGAAGACCACCACCGTAATCTTTCTTAATAGGACAGAACGATCCGACACGACCAACAAAGACATATGAATGTCCCTCAGAAATAGCTTGCTTCAACTCGTCATCAGAAATAACCTCAAAGTCTGGGTTAAGACGCTTAAGCCTCTTCTTTTGTTTCGGATCAGTCAAATCTAGTTTTGCATTAAATACTCGATTGGCTAGCTCGCCTTCTTCTATTGTTACATCTCGAAGACTTTCATTCATGTCCAAATATAGTGCCGAAGTAACTGACTTCGTCTCACAAAGATCCTTAAACTCGATTGGCTCCTTGGAGAACAAGGTCTTAAACACATAGGGCTGAGCAAACTGTGCTCCTGTGGCGGTCCACTCACCGGCATGGTCGCCCCACTTTGAATGCGCAATATAAACGGAGTTGTTTACGATACACATACGATCATAGGTAGCTTCATGCTCGAAATTATAACCATACTTTTTGCCATAATCAACAACAAATTGGATCATCTCAGGAGTAGCATTAGCAAGTTTGATGCTATCTGTCTTAATATGGACAACCGGCCAACCGCGATCAAGACACTCATGTTTAAGATTAATCATAAACAGTGCGCCACGTTTAGCCACAATATTGTCAACATTCCTAGGATCCTTAAACGGATTCTCAAACTTGGCAGAAGTCAATCCATAAACTGAATTAATAACAGTCTTCAATGCTGCAGCAAGATCCTTGTTGGTGTATGACGCAGTGCCAGACTCCAACTCTTCAACAAATGGGGCAAGCTTTCCATCCAGAACAGTCTTGGCCAACTCATAGTCCTTGTGTTTAATGTCAATACGTGCTTGCTTAATATCGATAAACCTCTGAGTGTATGGACCGAACAGATTCAATGCTTCGATCGAACTCGGATGCATCGATGCGATATCAAGCAATGCGACATCCGTATACATTCCGGGTTCAGCATAAACGTATCCACCTTCACCGACTAGTTCATCACGATAATAACTCTTACCGTGATCGAAAGTGTATCCCGGGAACATCTCAGACAAATCAGTATATACGAATTTACCCTGAGGATGACGATCATTGCCGAAGATAATCCTAGTGGAATGCTGATTAGTCGTATCATTTACACTAAGTCCGGAGATCTTAGACAGAATTTGTCGTGCCGCCCAGTCGCCACTAAGATGATTGAAAACGGCCTCTGTGGAAATAACGTCGTTGTCACAATACTCGGCAACCTGAACCCATTTGCTTTCAGGAACCGGCTGATCCCAAGGGAGACCCAACTCTTGGTGGTGAATTCCAAGTTTAATTTCCCACTTCTTAAGACTAATCTTGTTGGCAGCGGAAGCGAAGTCGTACACATCTGTATACGAAATATTGTAAGCCTCGCCGAAGAAAGCGTTACGACTACCGTTAACAATCTTCTGGCTCAGATTATAAAGTTCGAGATTGCTGTAACCGAGATATCGAGCATACAGAATATGATTATCATACCTACGACAATTGAAGCCAACCAACTTCATCTTAATAAGTTGCTCAACCTCAGAAGGAGTAGGATTAATCATACGAACGCATGTCGCATCCTCTCCGGCATACTTCCAGTTAATCAAGAACAGATTAGGAAATACCTCAACGTCGAAGAATACGATTCGCTGATCATCATAATCAATTGATGGATCACTCTCATAATTCTCAGACTTAAAATGCATCTTGGCCACTAGTCGAACGCAATAATCAGCTTGGTGTGAGCTATTGTTGGCGAATGCAAGAACCTTCGGACGCATGTCAGTAAGATCATACTTAAGATCACTCTTGTATGCATCTTCAAGAATCTTATAAATAAAATCAATACTCGGCTTGGTTCCGGGATGAATCTCCTTATTAAGATTCCTTGTAACTTGCTCTCGAAGTGATCGCTCGCTTTTCACAGCTTTGAAATTAATCACTTTCTCTCCTTTCAAGGGAAGCCCACTAGAAATATGGGCAATAGGAAGATCATTGCATTTACTCAAACGTCTACGCAATGAACTGTTCCCAGTGAAGACTTTGATCTCGATTCCCTCAGAATATACTCGACTGAGCTTCTTAGGATCTCCGTCATAAATATAATGCAGATGTACTCCAGCACCACCTTTGCTGAACTCCGCATAAGTAGGAGGCCACTTCGCGGCAGCTTCCAAATTTAAATCTTGGTCTTTGTCCCCATCCGAATTCTTCAAATCAAAATCAATAACAATATGATTCTCCGGAACCTTAACATAATGTAACTGGTGAGTGTCAATATCATTAAGGGTTGTGGAGACCTCAGACCACTTTTTAAGGGGCGTTTCATTAGAAGAGGCATATTGAGCCGGACAATCCTTAAACATGCCGTCAAATAGGCTCTCAGAGGCTTCTAGAGACATTCTAGTAGGCTCTGCTACTTCAATCTCTTCTTCTCCGGCACCATCATCAAGCTTTTTGATAAGTTCAAACTTATCTTTCAAGAATCCAGAATATATGTTCCAGACTTGCTTGTCGTCAACTCGACCCCTTTCAGAGTAGTTCTCAAAATAATTCTTGAGCTCTTCCCTGAATTTATACTTAGGCATCTTGTATTCGACATTGGCTTCTTGACAATACTCTTTGTAAATATCATAAGCCTGCTTCAAGGTGACACACGGTTGCTGACTAAAGACCAAATATGAATCCTCAACAAAGTTAAAGAATACATCGGTCTTAAACATCATACTAACCGGACGATATGCATCATAATAATGCTTACCTAGATTCTCAAACACATCTCGACAATGATATGCAATCGCTCCAAGCTCAAACCGAATCCGACTCATCAATTCAAAATATCGGTTAATCGGCACTTTGTTACCGCTAGGAGAAATGTCAATGAGTCTTCGAATAATGCCAGACTTAGCATCGGTAATCTTTACCGGTTTGTTCGTTCCCATAAATAAGAACGCGTTGACTTTAGACGAGTAACTAGATTTATACTTCTCATTCATCAACATATTCTCATGAGAAACGATCGAATTCAGCATCGTGTTGTCTTCAATCTTACTAAGATCGCCATCGTGCTGAACACCTACCAACGGATTCGACTTAAACGCTTCCGTGGCAAACATGTTCCTGGACGATCCAAGAGACTTTGCATCGAAGTTAACGCAATATCCTTCGAACAGTTCCTCAATGATTCCAAGAATTGTTGACTTACCAGCTCCGGCTTCACCATAAAATACACAGAACTTCTGAATACTCTTGCTAGCGCCGGCAACGATCGATCCGATTGCCCATTCGATCTTCTCTCGCTCGGCAGGTTCATACAGAGTAGAGATCAATTCGTCCCAAGCGCTATAGTCTCCAGGCTCGAGAGGATATGGTAATCTCTTGCTAGCGTAATCCTCTCGCTTAACTTCTTGGTTCGAAAATATCAACTTCGTATCGAGAGGATGATACATATCTGGGAGACTCTTAACCCATTGAGTATAGTTCTTCCAACTTCCAGATTTGTACGAACTCATATACTCAACGAAAATATCAGTCTCGAACTTATCCTTTACTTTCTCATAATGTCGGTCTAGTTCATCATCGACAATCCTTTGAACATCCAGTTCATTCTGAGACCACAAACCAGTATCAGGATCCCAGATAGCATAGAACGAATGACCGCGAGCCATGAAGTCTCTATAAGTTCCGATTCGAAAGTCAGGATATATCTTGAGACCCTGATTTTTAATCATTGTCTGCCGTATACGATAAAAGTCCAACGGTTCCTCCTTTCAAGAGCTAAAATCCACCAAAATTGGCTTTGTGATGTTTTTGAGATATTTGGGGGTGTAAACACTTATATATATATATATTATTTTATATATTATTTTATAGTAGTATAGTAAAAAGTATCACAAATACGTCCAAATAACCCAATTTACCAGGCAAAACGTTGTGTGATGTTTTTTGTGATATGTGATAAAAATTTCTATCACAAATGGCCTTTTTTGCCCTTTTTCGACCATTCTCACAAAGCCCAAAAATGGCTGTGATAGTCCGTGTGATATTTTTTGTCACTCAAAAACATCACATTTTATCACAAAAATTACAGATCAAGGTCTTCTTCGACCCCGTATTTCTCGATAAAATAGGTATTCATCTGCTTCCAGATCTCAATTTTTCGCTGATCTTCACACCGGCCATCAGTCAAAGGAAACAATCCACCAAAGCCATTTCGGGTGTAAGTGCGGTAAATCATCCTAATAATGATGTCTTTAACCCTAAAATCCGAGTCTGGATACACCCAATTGTCATCACTCAATCCATCCAAACCAAGGTTCTCGAGCATCTCGTAAAACCACTGCAACACTCGATTTCCCTTAGTAGGATTCCACATAATGTCTTCATCAATTCGATATGCCAGTGCAATAAGCATCTCCAAAACAGAACAAGGCGATGAAGAATATAGCCAATCTTCAAAGTCTACATCACCGTCACAATACAACCTGGCAAAATCCGATCGAAGACTAAGTCCATCTTCCGCTCGATTTACGTCATTATCAATATTCCATACGAACTCCATGTTAAATAAAGTTAGCATGAGCTTAGAAAAGGTGCAGTCCGGATCGTCAGCATGAACCAGACTGCACAAATAAGCAAAATACTCTTGTCGTGCTCGAGCGGTATCAATAAGTCCGCTCATATGAACTCCTAATCGCTAATGCTGACGCTCTCTGTAGGATAACGGTCCCCGTACGAAGTCTCGACTTTCGCTACCTCGTAGTCGCTTTCCCGATCATCGTTACGTACGTAGATGATATCAGGCTCATCTTCATTCATCCCAAAGAACTCTTTGAAATGCTCACCGATAACATCTTTAGGATCTTCAATAGGCTCATCCTGATCATCGGCCAGGACATCATCGCCCGCATAATAAGTGAGCGTCACCTTCGAGTACCACTGCTTTTGGTTGAGCATCTCACTAGCAGAGATTGTTCGAGGAAAATCGGAATATCCTTCAGCTAGAGCTTCCTCATGCATTTGCTTATCGAACTCCAAAGCCTCGTCATACTCGGAAATATCTTCCTCAGGAGCTTCTCGCTCGGCCATATGCTCGTCAAAGTCGCAATCATGCACGTCTCGGCTCAAAGCATCCATATCAGCCTTAATAGCCTTAGCAGAGTCGACAGAAATGCCCTTCAGAGGCTCTGAGATGCCCCTAGAAGCCTCGATATCGCTATTTGAGGCACTGTTATGCACATAAGATGTATAGTCCTCAAATTCGGGCTCTGAGGCGACCTTCTTCTCATACTCTTCCTCGTCGAATTTATCGCTAGCAATGATTTTATTCAGCTCACTCTGAACCTTCTGAATGCGACCATTACTGTACTCGCGATACTCTCGAATAACGTCATTCGTGTGTTTCTCGAATTTTGCCTTCATTCCAAAATACGTAGCAATCCCGCCTACTGCCACGCCTCCGACAAAACCGAGCAAAGTGCCAACCAAAGGTTTCATGGTTTGCTCCTATACTGTTAAATAAGATTGTCGATAATATCAGAACTTACCTTGAGGTTCTTAACTTTCTGGTAAGCATCAAAATACCACTCATCCTTATCCTTATTATAAGTAACCTCATAATACATGCCATCGGGATAGGTGGTAGCCAGAAGCCATTTCTCGTTGCCAAGAATATAGCAATGCCACACCTCATAGATGTCGACATCCTCGACATCCTTCAGAGTAGGGTTATAGGTATCATCAACGTTCTTGACGAAATAGCTCCATACGAGTTTGGCTGCAATCTGTCCGTTCTTAGTAGCTCCGGCTGCGTGAATGAAATTCATTATTAATTCTCCTTAGGTTCGCAATAATAAAGACCGGGATAGTTGAGAATATCCAACTCTCGTATCCCAGTCCCAGGCGCATTAAAGCCTTCTAGATCTCAAATAAGATCGTAGATCATACCGTCAATATTGAAATCCAAGAGGATAGAACGCTCGTCACCATTGACGAAAGCACGCTTAGCATAGTCGTTACCGTCGAAAATACCGAAGTCAATATATCCATCTCCGGCTTCCATCGCCGTATTGTCCTTATCCCAAACCCAACCGACAAGCTGACCGGCCTCGGAACGATCAAAACCGAGCGCATCATACACCTCGTTCAAGAATACATGACCACGAGCCTTGAGCTTATCGTTCATCTGATTCTGGACCATCTTAAGGAAATACATGTTCTGCTCAGGAGACTTATCCCAATTAATATTAGCCTCATCGAAGAAACGAGCGTACTGAGAATACAGATGATCCGGAGCCTTCTCTACCTTCTTGGTAACAGTCTTAGTCTTACCGTCCTTAGACTTAACCTTATCCTTGACGGTCTCCTCAGTCATTCCATAATAAAACTGACGATCCTTCTCCTCGCCAAGCTCATCCTTAACGCGAGAACGATAATTATTAAAGCTCTCCTCACAAAGCTTATAAGCAGCCATGACAGCAACATTACGCTTACGGAGAATATGCTGACCTCCGAGAATAGCAGCAATAGAGAGAGCACCGAGAGAAATAGCAGGACCATAGAGCTTAATAAGCTTCACGGCAGTCTGCGTACGGTTTACAAGCAGATCCTTAGAATAATCCTTGTCGGTATACTCAGCGTCTACCTCAATCTCACCATCATGGACAGCATTAATAAGATTCGACTTCTTCTTAGCCTCGTCCAGAATATCCTCAACCTTCAGGGTAGCCTTACAGGCGAGAACTGTCGAACCAACCGTGCCGATAACGCCAGCAGCGGTAAGGATCTCCGGACTATACTTCTTCAGGACAAGACCGCCTCGTCCAATTGCGAACTTAGCAGTTTGAATAGCACTTGAAAAATTCATGGTTTCTCCTTTTATTAATAAGTTTTCTTAAGATTTGCTCGTACTTGCATCACTGTGTCAAGTCGTCTCATTTCAGGACTTCCGTTCAAGATTCGATACTCTAATTCGTCCTTTACCATCTTATTAACCAAAGCATACTGCTCAGGTGTCATAGACTCCAAGACTCTGATGATATCAATAGTAGGTTTTCCAGATTTTCTTGCTACTTCCATATAATCTCTTTCTCAAAAAATAATAGGGAGTAATTACTCCCTATTATTCAACATGTGTCTGTTACTTAACAGTCGTCGTGGCTTTTAATAGCTCTTCAAAGATCTCCGGAAAAGTGGTCTTAATACCATTGAGTGCAAGTCCGTATCCATAAGGAAATCCACGAGTGTAGCCCTTAAAGTAGATGAACAATCCCGTTACACCTAAAAAGGCTCCAATCTTGGCGTACTTAAAGATCTTGTTGCGAAACTCCATGTCATCAAGAATCTCTTCGATAGTCTTATTGTCCTTCTTAGCCATGGTAACTCCTTTCGACTAAATACCATGTCATTATAGGGCGTGATTTTTACGCGTTTTTACATTAATCATCGGGATTGTTATGCTCGTATCCAGGAGCAGGATGAGTACGATCCCACTCAGCATCATCAGGCCACTTAATATCGTCTCGATCCTCGGGACCCTCAATAGGAGTTCCGGCGACCTCCAACTTATACTTGAAATTAGAATAACAAGTCGGGCAGAGAATAAAATGGTTGTGAATATACTTGCGGTCGTCAACACCGTTACTGATAGTGATCGTGTGAGTATCTTCACTGGTGAGTCGGCAATTACAAATCGAGCAGATCATGGTATACAGCACTCCTTTATAAGCAAAAATAGAAATTATTTGAGGTCGTCCGGCCATACGTAATCCTTATTAGTAAGAATATCATATATGACTTGTACCTTTTTCTGATCATCAAGAGCATTGACGATCTCTACATCTTTGCCTTTTGCTTTTGTTCCGATGACACAGATTCGACCGTTATCTTCAAAAGGCGAGAAGCTTACAAGAAAACAACAACCTTTGTTACTCATCTCGTCCACCTACTCGAAGAATCGCAGCTGCAATAAAACCCATAAAAAATACAAAGCTTGTATAGAGAAATAGGGTAAATAGATTGAAGTTAACCAGCATCTTTGATTTGTTCCTTCTTTTTCATCCTATAGAAAATAGCGATAACTTGATCATCAGGCATGAAACGAACTTTCTTCTTCCATCCATCGCCATCATAAGCATCTGCAATTTTCTCGCGCATTTGACTGATATTAAGACTCAAGGTCCTCACTGCCATACCCCCATATATAAGAGCATTAGAATAACGGTTATCTCCAGTTTCGCAATGAACCCAATCAAAAGGAACAAAGCTACGCTAGAGATAACCCCGATTAACAAATAGGCGAGTACATGTAAGATTCGTTTAAGCCTATCCACCTTTTCCATCCTTAAAATTATAGAGCTTCTACTCGTGGGAGGTTGAGAATATACCCATCACGAACTCGAGTAGTGCTCGCCATCCGCATATCACTCCAACCCCAATTGTTATCAGTAGGATCGCTGTCAATACCCACGAGAGAATATAGATCAGCAAGAGTAGCGCAACCATAACGATCGCACAAATCACAAAGTCGATCAATTACCTGTTCCGCCTCCAAACGACTGTTCAGAACAATATCATCATTATTGAGCTTCAAAGTAGCCGAGCGCCTTGATCGGTTTGTCGGACGAGAATCTCGAGTAGAAGTGCTAGAATATGATCCATAGCTCACATAGGATCGACCTCGATCTCGAGAAATATTACGGGTGTTAGGACGACGCTCGCCATACAGAGCCATGTCCAAAGAACCCTTGATCATATCGCTGACAGTATCCTTAAACGCTGGAACGAGCACATCGTAGAGAATATAATCAACAATGCTATCGGATTCTGATTCCTCTCCGATGAAAGCTTCTTTGAATTTGCGTCCGAGGCTTTTCTTACGCTTAACAGCAGGCTGGCTGACAATTGGTTTAAGGTTTTTCTCCTCTTGCTCAGCCTTCAACTGCTTACTCTTGTTAGAATTACCAGGGAAATTCGGAATCTCGGCCATTGGTCTAATCCTTTCTAAAAAAATAATAGGAGCTAATTAGCTCCTATTATTCCGTGTTAGTGCTCTTTTACTTTTTTACCAAATAACTTGTCGAAATCGATATGCTCGTATAAATGACGAATCGATCGAATGTTATAGCCGGCTTCTTCCATGCATTTACCACCAACAATCGAACCAATCAAAGTAGCTCCGATCAGCATAGAACTCTTCCTAAATACTGATGCGGTAGCTGGAATGAATGCTCCAATAATTGTAGTAGCAGTTTCGTAACCAGCAATCGATCCAACGATGCTTCCTACGGCCTCGATAACTTTCCAGTTCATAATAGTTCTCCTTTCAAGAGAATAACACCTTCATTATAGGGTGTTTAATTCTCGCGAGAGTACTTCAATTCGATCTTCCAAAGCTGAAATATTTTTATCGAAACGTACTAGGTCTTCTTCCGAATACCAGTACTCATCTCGAGCTTTTGTCAATGTGTCCAATGTGTCTTGATATATGTTTATTAGTGAGTGGAGTTCGAAATCCGAAAGCTTAATCATAGTGGTGACTTACCTTTCAAGAGAAAAATAGAGACGCTAAGAAAACTTAGCGTCTCTAAAGACATGTGCGAATTGTTAGATCGCAGCCTTCACAGCTTCTTCTGCAACTTCAGGAAGGACTTCCTTAGCAGCCTCGGCGACCTCGGAAACCTGCTTTCCCTTTCCCGAGCAAATTGCCCAAGCCACCAGAGCGACACCAGCGATGCTTGCTCCAGCGACAAGAACAGCCTTAGCGGGGAACGGGATATCAAACTTCTTATTAGTCTTCTCCTCGACTTCCTCGTCAGCTTCAACCTGAACGTTCTTCTCGTCAGCCATGGTAAACTCCTTTCAACTAAATATACCATGTCATTATAGGATGTTATTTTTTCGCGAAATCAACTAATCTTTTGGCGGATATTGACGATAGTATGATGCGTTTAGAATATTCATATTGTGGTCGTATTCCGCTTTCAATCGGTCTTTCTTTTGAAAATAATTGTTTCTTATCATATCTCCGAATGCATTCCTAGCAAGTTCTGGGTCATCTTCTTCCAACCACAAAGTGTTGTTGTAAATTACATTTGGGCGACTGGATACAAAAACTTTTTCGTCTCCACGCTTTGTTTGAAGAGTAGCTACATACGTACGAGTATCTAGGGTTCCTCCATCTAAGTGTTCAAAATACCCGCCGTTTACGAATTGTCCATCAATCAGAAGATAGCAATACATAAGAACCTCACAAAGAAAAAAAGAGACACTAAGAATTCTTAGTGTCTCTACGTGGGTTAAAACATCTTAAAATTTCTCAATCCACCACAGAATTTTCTCCGCATCTCCTACTTCGGTAAGCTCTTAATTAATCGTTTTTATTGCTTCAGTTGTAGTATTACAACCGGTTGTGTACGCGATTGTTGTAGCATCTTTTGGAGTATTCATTACGCTCACAAGATCATGCGCCGCTTTCTTTGCATCAGATCCTTTAAACCTAATAATGGCGCCGTGCTCGTTTGCGAAAATCGGCCCCAAGTAATGCCTGTACACAGCGTATGCGCCAATTCCAATACCAACTCCCAAGCAAATAATCTCGGTTTTGTGCTCGTCGAAGAAATGCATAATATCCTGCTTCTTCATGAGGGTTCTCCTTTTAATAGCCTTTAACCCTTCATTATAGGATGTTTAAAATTCGCGACGGAAATCCGGAGAAGGAAGAGTGTAATAATCGATAGCTAAACACGGCTTTCCGTTCGGAGCAACTAGAGACTTAATATCAATATCTAACAGTTTGCTAATGCTCCAACCTACAAGATGGCCGTCTTTTACTTGATTCTCGCCAACCGTAAGGAGCCATTCATTCTTATCGGCGTACATGTCTCCGATAAGAACCTTGTTGAAATCGTTTACGGCAGCCCTGATTTTTTCTTTATCACTCCAAAAATATTGACCAGTGATTGTGTCATAACAAAGTTCCGTTCCAGTACTATAAGTTGGAATAACAACGTCCGTAGAAGAATCAAGTTGATCTTGCGCGATTGCTTCTCGGATCTCCTCGTTCTTATCAGCTCCGAGAATATCAATAACCTTCTGCTCGTATGTATTAAGAGCTTTCTCAGTCATAGAATATGCACTGCTAAGAGCCGCAGTCCGAAGTGCGCTTACTCGATTCGATCCGATAAAGCACGCAATTGTGAATGCTCCCATTACCGCTGCAGGAATATAACACTTCCACGTTGCCTTTACGGTATCACGAACTCCCAAATATTCAAGCTTATGACCGATAACGGGCTCTCCTTCCATGTTATACATCTCATCGTGATCGCCTTGTGCCTTATTCAAATAAGCATCATCGATAAGATCAAGTGCTTTTGGCGTTGCTCGTACTGCAAACACAACAGTAGATCCGATTCCAATAATTCCGAGTCCTGTTAGAATTGCTGGGGAATGCTTCTCCATGCCGCTCCTAATAACGTCCAACTTCACCATACCATTCTCCTTTCAAGAGAAAAATAAAGAGGCCAAGATTTTTTCTTGACCTCTGTTTGACTAGATTAATTTTTCTCGTCTGATGTATCCCACATTATGTCACGACACGTATACCATCCTTTATCATATCCTTCGTGAAATCCAAGTCGATACTGTTCTTTCATCTTGTCATCAATAATGCCTTTGATGTACCAAAACGCGAACGTAATACCAATTGAAATCACAAGGATAAATTCCCAAAAGTATTGATCCTCAACAGACATGTACATAATAGACTCCTTTCATTGTCCAGTCTATTATAGCCTGTATTATTTCTGCGAATATGACTCAAACTCAGAAGGAAGAAGCACGTCAAGTTTGTGGATCTTGATAATCGTAGCTAATCGTTTCTCATCGATAGGTGTCGTGATTCCGCCGTTACGAGCAGATCCCCAAAAGCGTCCGTCCTTATAACCGATGGTCATCTTTGGATCACTAATATGACAAAGACTACCGATAACTTCTTTGTCCGAATAGTTTTTGTATAACGGTTCGAACGTGATATTATATTTGGTTTCTTGCATTGTCTCTCCTACGTTTTACTTCTTGTAAATATAGCTCATAATAATATAGGCTTGCTTCTTTGGTAGTTCTTCCCGATTCTAGATTATAAACGGTTTGCCTGGTAACGCCCATATCGGCTGCACAGACTCGCGGACTTAACCCAAGACTAAGCCTTAGTTTTCTTAGATCTTTTGGATTCATCATTGTTTCCGTCTTCTGTGTAATTTACTGGCTTTCGACTATCTTCTTTAACCGGGTTGTGTAAACATTCGTTACATGGGTCTTCCCATTCGTCTACATCTGAATACTTACAAGTCTCGCAGTATTTGTTAAATTCTACTATATGCATCATGAGTTATTCCTTAGAAACTTGAAAAACAACCAAACAAGCCATAGACCTCCAGTGATAACAGTCATAATCATATCAAAGCAGAAGTGTAAAAATGTGTATCGTTTCATGGCGTTACCTTTACTTAGCAGTCACTACAACATGGTGGACAAACATCGATGGATCGAAAAGTAAACCGTGGATTAGAATTCCAAGCAGTACAATAATGAGCAGAGCAGCAAGAATCCCAATGGCCCATAGTAAAACTTCACCAATCATCTCCGGGATATCCCGGATCCTATAGCACTTCATATGATTGGTCTCCATTCTTTGAAGAAAATACGCTACGAAGCAGAGCCATGATAAGCCAAATTACCGTGGCAATGTAAATGTTAAACTCGATCGCAACGCCGGCCATATTGAGTAACCAGACAATGCCCCAAAGAATACCGACAGTAATCCCCCAAGAGAATGCCCAGCCGATTATCAAACCAGCAATAATGACAATGATTGCAAGCATTAAAAAACCTTTCTACTTAGAATCCTTGACCTTAGCCTCAGAGACAAGTTTGTTGATATAGCGGTTCACGGCAGAGGTCGATCCGAGAATGCGCTTCATAATCGCGTACATGATAGCCAGATTCTTGTTATCAGGATCGTCCATCTTACGCTTTACGACTGTCTTCTTGCCGTCTTCCCAGAACACGATAGTCGCTGGTCCGTTAAAGATAACATGGTCAACATCAGGTGGATTTTTGCCATAAGCGGTCCTATAAAAATCAGCAAAACCGTTTGACAAATTTTCCATCAGCTTGTCCATTTTAGTGACGGCCATTAAAAATCACTCTCCTTTAGCTTATAATAATCTTCAATGGTCTTGCATTTAGCTAGCATTTGATCCATCCTAGAGTACCAATGACGTTTCTTGAGATCCTCTTCGCCATTCTTCTGCTTATATCGCATCTGGTACTTGATAACATTACCCTGACAGAAATATCGCGCACCATCGATTCCAAGAGACTCGACAATGGCATCAAAAGACTCGAACGGTCCGACCATCTCGTAATGATTCGGATGATTTACAGGGTCAGGAATAGATTCGCAAGAATTCGGCTCATCAAAGCCCTCATCTACAATATTCCCGACAAACTTGAAAGTTTGATCTCCGCATTTAATCGTTGAAGGTTTCGGGCGAACGCCTTCGAGAATATAAGTTCGCTCTATAACTTCCGGATTGATATTAGAGCTATAAGTCTTTATGCATCTAAAAAATATCTCGAATTCTGGACAAGGTTTAACGTTTGTGATTATAAAATGATCAGTAATGTCTTGAAAGTCCTTATTCATAGCAATCGTAAAACGTTTTTCACGATCATTGAAGCACATAACAAATGCGTCTTTGAAGAACGTATTTTCTATAAATTCTGCTAATTTCTTTCCGCAATCGTCCATTCGAAGTGAGTTATAAATAGCCTTTCTCCCCCAATACATAAAATACGGCTCATCGTCTTTAACGTCAGTGATTGTATAAGTAACCTTGAAATTATTATACTTTTTTTTATCGATTACCTCTACACGCTTCACCGCTTCTATTTGCTTTGTCGGTAGCGTTATTCCATAATGCTCAAAATCTAAATCAAGTCTATAGGTTATTCGATCTACCCCTTCGCTTAGCCTTTCGTACTTGGTACCGTTTGCTGGGTATTTATATTCTGGATTATGCACTGTTAAACTGAAAGTATTTTCTTCGTGATCTGATATTATCCGAATTAGCTGTCCAAAGTTTTCACGATAATAGTCCACGGCTTTATTCTTAATAATGGTAAACAATAATACGTTCATTATAATTCCTTTCTAACTATACAGATTTCTCGGAGAATAGTCTCGACGTTCTACCCAAGAGCCGTTTTTATACTCGAAGTTCTTTGCGTGAGTAATATCAGTCGTATGACGACAGTCTTTACACTCGCATGGCGTTCCGCAGGCTAGTCCATCGCATTCGTATAAGACATGACCCGTTTCAGGATAATCAGTAATCTCTGCCTTGTATAGATAGTGATCGGTTTTTCTAGGAAGCCACTCATCAGCATAGCATTCAGCGTAGTCCTGATAAACTTGGAAGAAGAAAGTTCGGTTCTTGCCCTTATCTTGTACAACAACCTCTACACAATTTAAGCGAGGAGCGTAACCTTCATAGGTAACTGAGAACTCTCTAGATCTATCGTCAAAAGGTTTGTGTTCTAGATTACGACAACTGTACTTGAGATAAATTCCTAGAATTTTGTCAATACATTGATTAATAATTCGCTTTTCTGGGATGCTACTCATTCTTGTTCTCCTCAATTCTCGCAATCATCTTGTCCAGACGCTCGTTAATAACGTCGTAATCCATGAGGGAATTAGGAACATCATAATGAGCTGCTTGCAAAAGAAATACGCAAGTTATTACGTCCATTATTTCATTATTAAGAGCTACTTCGCAGTTTTCAATGTTGTATTTGTTTTTATCGGCCGGATAAACTTTATCATTGTTCACACGGACACTAGTGATTGACCGAATTACGCCATTAAAACAATATGCATTCTCGGAAGAAATGTTCGCATACGTATCGTGCAGACAGCAATTCCGACATCTTGCACGGCTACGCTTCATTACTACTCCTCAAATTCGCCAGTAATCAATCCAGAATACGGAAGCGTCTTAATCCAGTCACAGAAGTCATGCCACTCATCTAGCTTATGGCTCTTACGGGATTTGTACATATTCGCTAGAACCTCATAATTAAGCATTACTGTTCTCTTCTGATTATAAGAACTAGGCAGAAGCTGAATCATTTGCCACCAATACTTTTTTTCTCCATGTAGCAAATACATGTCTCTAGCGAAATTCAAAGATTTTACAACTCCTAATAACGCCCCGTAATGATCAAAGCTTAATTCATTGCATGATTCGTCCTCAAATGTTTTTCCAACATTTAATCGAGTAGGTGCTCCAGAAGACATTAGATGCTCATGACTAAAATCATCAATGGTAAACTCTTTATCATGAATCTTATGCATCGTACTGCAAGAGTTTGCAACGGTTCCAACCTTGTAAGTGTCAAATTCCTTCCACCAATATAGTGGAGCAGTGATGTCACAATAAACCACGATCATACGCATGAACTTACGATGATCGCTACCAGCAGCACAAAGTCTATGCATGAGCTCTATATCATTATCGCCTATAACGAAACCGTCATGCTCCAGATTATAGGCGCAATTGTTTCTATTTTCATTGAATGAATGGCAAGCAACTTCTTTATAGCAAATACCACTATCACTCTTATCCCAAGAATTCATTGGGTTGCGCATACCTCGAATAGCTGCTTCCCATCCGTAAGTTTCAGTTTCTTCAATCTTAACCATATTACCTCTCCTACAAAAGAAATTCGGGTTCTGGCAGATCGAGTGTCCAAACGGATTTTACATGATGAGAATCTTGTTTAATACGCATTTCGAATTTGTCTGTAGTTAGTTCGAATGACCAAAAATATCCAAAATCTGAATTATAAGAATCCAAGTCGCAATATTCTTTAAAGTCTAATGTCATAACACGACCATACTCAAATAGTGTATCATTCCACCATTGAATCAATTTATTTACATATTGATCGCTAGAAAGTTCCAAACGATATTTATTATTGGTATCCATTATTTATCAACCTCTTTCAAATCATCTATAGTTATACCGTAGTTCTTCATCTCAATATGAATTTCTTCGATTTTATGCTGTTTAAGTTCGCGAATGAATGTATTAATCAGATCCTCGCCATCTGTCAGTGTCCAGTAACCTATAACTTTATCGTTATAATCTACCTGATATATGCGTTTGGTGCAAATCGGTACGCTCCATTTAATTGCTCCAAGTAGTTGTAGTTTTCTCGATATAACCAAATGGGTGATATGTTGAATATCTACGCTCAACTACTGTGGTATTACTAAACTTTGCCTCAAAGAATTTGCATCCGTTTGGACAACTACAAACCAAAGGCGCATTACCTCTTGTTCGATCGCTCATCATCCAAGCTCGACAGACGTCTCCGTGAACGCATGTGGGCATGTACTTACCTCCAAGTATCAACAAGCTTTTTAATCTCTGTACGTACAAAAACAACACCGTAAATGGCTACCGATGCGATAAACAGAGTTACAGTTGCACTGATAATAAACAAAAGAAATATAAATAAATTTTCCATATAGTCTCTCAATCAGTTAGTTTACGATTTTTGAATTTATCTTCCATTTTGCGATAACGATCTTTTTCGGCTTTATTTCGTTTCCATGCTTTATAATCACAAATGACAATTTTTATCAGAAGATATGTTATAAAAAATAAGGCCAAAAAAGATCCGATTATCATAATAACTAGCCAAGCATCAATCATTTTGTTTGACATTATCTTTGATCTCTTTCTCTAGAATATAGATGACCGTATCTGGCCAATCCTCATCGGACAATAAATCTGATTTGAAAACGATCCAACCATCGTCAAGACACTCTCTAAGATAGTCGGCATTTACCAGTTTATTGTTATTCCATCACAAACCTTCTTCCTTTAGGATCTCAGCAACTTTCTCGTCCAACCCCATATAGCTAGCAATATTAAACGCTCGTCCAGGCTCCAATGCAATAGTGCCGCCATCAAAAGGAGTTTCTGCAAACCACCGTTGATCTTTTACCGCATAAATAAGAGTTATAAACTGTGTCTCAGCGGAATTTTTAGATTCCTTGTAGCGTTTTAGGCAAAACTCAATTCCGGAAATATTTCCGTCTTTATCGTAGAATTTGGTAATCGAATAATCCGAATAATCTGTATTAGTGTTCACTCTTAGCCTCCTTACGAGATTCAATCTCATCAAGCAATTCTGCGGCGTCATTTATCGTCATATCTTCATAGACCGGGCACTTTCTACGAATGCCGTTCGCACCATCAATATAGTATACGAGTCTTACGTTATTTATAAGAGATTCGTATGTGGCTTTTAGATGCGCAAGTCGAGGTTTGATTTCATTAATGCGTTTAGACACTTCGACTTTTTTATCCGTTCGCTCGTTATGAATCGACATGTATTGTATATAATCGCAATACACGTTTTCCAAATCCCAATATTGTTTATTGAGATTTTCTAGTTCTACCTCATAGCTCTTGATAATGGCTTTCAACTCACTCGGTTTAATATCGATCTTCATGGTTAGCTCTCCTTTTGATTAGACGTTAACTTTTAAGCAGTTTGAGTGTCTAGAACTTCTAATCTATCTTCATAATGTTCGTCTAAAAACTTATTGTTCTTTAGTTCATCTTTGAGTTCTTCGCGTTTCTTGTCAAGTTCCGACTGTTCAAGTTTATATCCTGCGATAAGTCGTTCCATATCATGAAGGGTTAGATCAATTTTCACGGTTATCTCCTTTCAAAGAAAAAGAGAAGAGCTTATATTTCTATAAACTCTTCTCCATGACAAACTAAAGCTCGTCAAGCTCAGCTTGCAACTCACTGATACGAGACTCATACCCATCGATTCGATGCTCATAGCGTTTTAGTTGAGTAGCCAATAGATCCCCATCGAGCAGATCGGTGCAAGTCTACTTTATCTCGTCTACGTGCATCTTCTCATCAAACTTAAGACCATCATAATAATTTATGAGAATGGTAATCTCGTTATTTGTAAGTTTCATTCCGACTCCTTTCAAAAATCTTTATATGTCATTATACCATGTATTTTTTTCGCGATATGACATCTCCTTAATACAAAGAATCAATGCTATAACGTCCGTAGTCCATAATAGGGATCGGGTTAGGGGTAATGGCCTCGTTTGCAGTGGACCAAACAACCCTAGCAGTTTCCTCATCGTAGTCTACTGATTCAACTTCGAACATTCGACCCTTGAATCGTCCCCGATTAGCAGCTACCAAATCGCCAGGTTGTAATTCGCAAAAGCTGTAGTAATCCATTATTCGTAAACCTTCTTTTCATCATGCCTTGTTGACCCTTCAGTAGTATTCTTACTAGCCTCCGATATACATTCAAGGGACATAGTTTCCACTTCTTTTGCCAGGCCATGCCTAGATACTATAGCATATACATTCGGTAGACTTATTTCCTCATGATGCTTATCAAAACCAAACCATTCATTCCTATCTGGATTATAATAAATGCTAGATCCGTTTAGAAATTCAAACTGAATCATTGATACATGGTCCGGGTTTTCTTTCCAAATCTTTGTTGTGTACTGGTTCATAATTACTCCTTACAAGTGTCTAATTATCTGTGCGAGTTAATGTCTAAATTATTCAGCTCCTTTCAATAGTTGTAAAATATTTTTACAAAAAGCAAATGGTGAGATAATACTACTTACCAGAGTCTATGACTCAACCATCTGAAAAATATAAAGAAAGAGATCCCTGAGTCAAGCCTAGCTAGCTTACGACAGGACTCCCGCTACGGAGCTTATCCTAACTGATCTCCTTCTATTATATCGTGTGATTTTTTCGCGAATGAAAAAAGGATATGGCGTATAATCTACGCGGCATATCCTTTTGAGAAGTCGTTCTGATAAATACTAAAAATACTTCAACTAGAATCTAGGAATAAACGTAGGTGCTTTACCAGTCAAAGCTATCTCATCTTCAATCTTCTTAATAGCTACGATGCAAAGTAACGAACCGCCGATCTTGACGAATTCCTTAGCGATACCAGAGAAATCAAAGTCCATCTTAAATTTCTGGTTACTCTTGATCCTCTCGAGCTTCTCTAAGTTATCCAACATTTTCGTATACTTATCCGTATCACTATGCTCGTAAGCCATTTCTTCAAGAACTGAATCGATCTCGTCGTCCAACGGATTAGCAAAGAACGTCTTAATACCATTAATTGCTTCGGTGAAAATATCCATTTTGCATCCTTTCAAGATATGACCCCTCATTATAGCATGTGTTAATTCTGCGTCTTATTGACCGTCACTATGAACTTATCATTCTTAGCCAACGAAGGGAGATCCTCATGCAGAACGAGCTGATACTTGTCCTCATCGTCCTCGTTCTTAGACTCGTCGACAGTAAGCTCACCCTGACCAGTATAATTGTTCGAAGAAATATGAAGAACAGTACCGAGGAAAGTTACCACAGCAGTAATAATACCAGCCACAACATCAGGATAAGGTAGACCAGGCAACCCGCCCTGAACCAGAACACCGCTAATGGCCAGGTACAGAGTAGCAATAGCAGGAAGAACAATGTTAGTAACATACTTAGCAACCTTATACGTCTTGTCGTCAAGAACCATGTTTTCTCCTTAAGAATTTCTAATAGGAAGTTTCTTTAACTCATTGGCTACTTTATTACCAGATCCGTTTCCACCGTTTTCCACGTATGGTTCGTACAGATACGTAAAGAAGTTTTCATACTCGTCTTTTGTAATATACCCTCGTTCGATATATGTCATACCGAGAGTTATAATACGATCGTGGGCGAGTCCAATAAGTAGTTTCTTCTGCGCCTCTCGATTTTGAGTAGCAATCTCTTCACGAGCACGCTTTTCCTCTTCCCTCTGGTCCATGCGCTTCATGATAACGCTCCAGAACCCAGAAGATGCAATAATAGCACATGCGATAGTAACAACACACTGAATTAAGTCCATCCCTGTTGTTACCTCCCTATTAGTTTTAATGTTTGTAAAATATAAACTCCGTAATCAGCTACAAAATTGCATAGCCATTCTTCAGCTTCCACCCAGTATCGCGGATGGACCATTTGATGAATATCATCAAGTAAATGGAAGCTAAATATGATACAATGACCGATCTCGTGAATCAGTACCTTGGTTAGAAATTCTCCAGAGATTTGGTTCGATATATAAACTGTCATTGTCTCTAGATCAGTCACAGCGACTGTTGCTTTACCGGTACGATCCACGAGAATCGGATCATTGTAATCAACATATCGGATACGCCAAATATCGTCACCTAATTTGAACGTATCCATCTTTAGGCTAAGACATCTCGTTAACCAAAGAAGTTAGCTGAGACTTCATTTGCTGACGAAGCGTCGGATCTGCACTATTCCAAATCTCTCGAATGGAAACAATAACAGAGTCAATATGCTCGCGTGCCTTGCCATCCATCGAACTCTTATCCGAGCTAGAATGGGTCTCAGTATAGTGCTTTCGAGCGTCGCGATACTCGTTAAACACTCGACCGTACTTTTCGTCCCAGTCATGATGAGGCATACGAGAATATTCGTCATAATCCTCATCAAGATCGATCATAGGAATATAACCGAGACGACGAGAGCGATCCTTGCCATCCATAGCCTTAACTACTGTCTTGTAGTATTTGGCTTTGGCACAGTCCTTCTCGGCCTCGTAAATATCCTTGATCATATCGATGACTTCTCCGAGCTCTTGAGTGTTAACTTTCTCAAGGTCACCGCACAAGGCTTCGCGAGCAGCACAAGTCAACTCAGCCTTCATATCGCAAAGCTTAGTCATGCTATCATCCATGCTACTCACTCCTTACGCGATACGATGTACGAAAAGTACAGGATTGGCACTAACAATAACCGGTACAGTACCAGTATTGACGACTGTGATACGATCGTAATCGCAGCAGCAATTAGCGACCGGAATATCAGTAGACACGTTGCCAACAGCGTTTGCAGCAGCCGGAGTGTAAATCATAGCTAACTGAGTTTACGAGGTAACTTCAGAATTACTCGTATTTTCAGCTTCGAGATTTAGTCGCCAAATGAGCTCAGCAAGGTTTTTATTGATCGCCTCAAGAACATATGAAGAAGTCGGAGGGTCGAACGCGATACGAGTCTTCTGTGACAAATATGTTGCCACTGCTCCTACGTTCTTAAACCCTCCGATAAAGTCTTCGAATGTCTGAGATGAATCAGTAACCGTAAACCCATCAGACGGACCAATCCCATTTTGAGTGAGATCAAGGATGGCAGCGTTTAGAAAAACCAGAATATCCTGATCGAATGCGTCGTAGTCTGAACCCAGACCACAAGTCTTCTTAACTGTATCCAAGATGCTTGCTGTTTTGTCAAACGGCATGATTACCATCCTTTACTCGTTAAATATTAGTGAGGAATGTTGAAGAAGTTAGCAGCCTGCTTGCCCGGCAACCAAGTCTGTGGTGTAGCTGGTTGCTGACCTGGAACCTGGCCAATATACGGGTTGTACGTCTGCGACATGAGAAACTCCTTTCAACGATTTCCCAAATAGAGTAAGAGGGCATCATAGGGACAATTCTGGATTTAACAATGGAAAGGACAGAAGAGCGAAGTTAAATCGAAGAACACCTACGACGTCTTGAACTAACGAATTGCCCCCAGGATACCCTCTTACTTTGAACTACTAAGAGATCTTCTTGTACTTAGTAGGATTTGAACCGTCACCCTTCGAGATGATAATAGTATCGTCCGAAGAATCTTGGTTCGATGGTTGCTCAGGTTTGGCTGTAGGTTGCTGGGGAGTCTGAGCAGGCTTTACTCCAGCATAGGCGTTCCAGGCGTTTGCATCTCCATAGAAGAGGTCAGCGTCAAGATTGCCATTATAACCATTTAGTCGGCCGTCGGAGCAGAATTGCCACATGCACACAAGTCCGTCTGCGTCAGGACAATCCCACGATTCGGCCATTTTGAAAGTTGGGTGAGATACTGCTGGATACGAAGCTACCCATCGTCCGCAGTCTTTATCTACTCCACCTTGATTGAATCGCCAAGGATTTGCGTAGATGATAGGGGAAACTCCCCAGCGGCTACGGACGACTTTGACCCACTCGTTAACCCAGGCTACTGACTGATTCTCTTCCCAGTCAAGGACCGGGATAGCATCCCCCTTGTAGCCAATACAGTTATCGCAGAAGTAGTTTGCCTCTGCGGTAGCGTTACCGGCCTTAGCGTAATGATATACGCCTCGGAGGATGCCTGCCTGCTTCGCCTGTTGGAAATGCGGATCACAGTAAGGATTGACGTAATTCGTACCCTCAGTACCCTTAATCACGACAAAATCAATCTGGCCTTTAACTGTAGTAAGGTTAAGACCGGACTGATATGACGCAATGTCAATACCGTGAAGCATGATTTACTCCCATTTTGATTTAGGATTGGGTGATCTGGGTCCAAGCGGATTCAGAACCGAAGACACCAGGCTCGTAGGTATTGGAGTCCATAGTAGACTCATAGACATTGCCGTACTTAGTCACTCGGTCACCCTTGTTGTAGATATGCCCATTCTCCCACTCGGGAGCAGTCTCTCCAGAAGAGGAAGGGAGCACCTTGGTCCAATTCTGCGGACTGTCGATCGGCGACGTGGTAGGAGTCGAGGTATGAGTCTCCAAGGCCTTATACAAAGTGCCGTTATAGAGAACTCGAGCGCCTACAGGATATACCACCGAATTACCACTCCACTCAGGATAAAGAGCAGGTACATTCAAAGCCTCATCATCAGACAATTTCTCAGCCTGCATCATAGCAAGTGTGATAGCAGCATCCTGAGGAGTACCAGCGTCAGGAACAACATCCCAAACTTGGGTAATAGAGCTGCCGTTATCTCGGAATCGAGACTCAGCATGGTAACCTGTCGGAATATTCGTAGGTGGATCGACCTCCATAACAGGACGACCAGTAGACGAATCTGGTGTAAGGATTACCATATCATTTACAAGATTACCGTAAAACATTTCATCGCCTTCTTTTAGTGATACATTCAATCTCATAATCGATGACGTGAGGTTTAATTATTTCCAAGTACCAAACACAATAGCCTGAACAAATGCGTTATTCACTGCTAAATCAACAAATGCTCTAACCATAACGCTATCCAAATAGCTTTCTGCACAATCGACAGGAATGTTCCCATAAAATCCAACGGGCGCGATATTGACCATAGAAGTTTGTACATTAAAAATGCCCTTATATGGTGTCATATAAACAAACTTTTTGTAAGAACAACGCACGGCCGAATTATAGCCATCTCTTGATGATAAAGCATAGTCCAAAAAAGTAATCATAAGACCGTCAGAATATAGCCATTGCACCTGATTAGCTTGTTTGTTAGTCTGTTTGAGAAGTCTAGTTTCAACGCCATTCAACTTCAGACTATCAGCTATGAGATTGAATGTGCCCCGTGCAACATTGCCCTTAGAATCAAGACCTTGTGTACTTAGCGTCAATCCTCCTTGACCGTTAGCAGACGTACTGCCATGAATCTGAACCATCGAGTCAAGTTTATTATTTTTCGTATCGGCAGCGATGAGGAAATCAGGATTACCCGAGCCTCCGAGCTTCAATCCGGCAGATTTTGGAGCAGCGCTGAGGATACCGACTGATTTGCCTTGGTTTGCAACTTCCATAGGTAGAACTCCTGTCGTAGTGGATCGGGAGATAGTCGCCGTTCCGGACTTAGTATCGGTCAAAGTACACTCGACATAATATACCGAGTTGATTGACGCTTTGAAATGGACGTTTATGGTACCTGAGGCCTTATTAAGATCTCCGGTAGGCGTTAGAGTCACACCTGTAGAACTTCCGTCTTGATAGTATCTGCACACGATAGATTTTGCAACATTACTCGGATAGACAGTCGTGTCTACCTTGTAAGTAAAGCTGGCATAGCAATATCCACCAGAGTGGTCGGCAGTCGTCGAGGTCATTGAGTTCGTACGAATTGCCAGACCATCGGTAAACTTTGGCGGAATATATAAAAGTTTCCATACAGCATATAGAGTATAGTCAGCGTCAGGAGTACCTCCGTATGTCTGACCTGATTGATACGCAGCTGTACCAGTCGAGGTCGTACTCCAGCCAAGAAATTCATAATTCGTGCGAGTTGGTTTCTGAGAAGGAATAGTAAGAGACTCGCCATACCACTTATCTACTCGACCTGGTGCGCCTGTACCACCGTTTGCGTCGAAAGTGACGTAATGGTGGGCCAGAGCAGGAATGGCAATCGTTTGGCTTGCTGAACTTGTGCCGTTCATATAGCCAGACTGGTTTCGCACCCATCCTGATAGTGTAACATTGTAAGCGGTATGACCCTTGACAAATCTCTGAGAAGCAGAAGTAATATCTTTCGTATTCCAAGAGCCGGTCGGTGTGTTGAAACTAGTATTAACTTCAGAATCACTGCCGTTAGCGCTGGCATGTCCAACAATACCATTCCAAATTTGAAAACCCCAACCACAATCCTGAATACCGACAGTCAGTCCAGCAGATACCGATGATCCATCCTCAGAGGACCAAGTGTTAATATAGCAACGCCAGTGATTGATTGTGCTGCCGTAAATAGTAGCCAATTGATCCTCCTAAGGAATATAAACCAATTGCATTGATGTACCAGTATCTCGCCACTGATAATGACCCATTTGTACTCGAGAAGCTTTCACCGTAGAAGTAACACCATCCAACTCCATGATTGTCTGGTCACCCTGCATGAACTTCTCGCTGGTATTAGTCAGCTTCGTACGGAATGAACTTGACGAACTACCGATCGTCAGAGTAGGTTGACCAGATTCCCTAGCGAATGTCATGTAGTCATCGACATTCTTAACAGTCGTAGACATACCAGAGACAGTCGTCTCAGTCGTCCGGATACGAGATGTCAGAGACGTGGATGTCTGTTCAAGCTGAGACTTAGTAGCATAGCTCGATAGCGTCTTGTTATTGACATACGTAGCGGCTACCGTAGACTTAATCGACTCGGCAGTCTGATTGATCGAGGATTGCGTCTCAGTCGTAGTGGAGTAATTATTCGCCAAGTCTTTCTTAACCGTATCAGCAGTAGACTTAGCAGTATTAGCAGTAGAGAGCGCCGTACTAGCATTATTTGAAGCAGTAGTAGCTGTGGATTTCGCTGTGTCTGCCGTAGACTTAGCAGTATTAGCAGTAGAGAGCGCCGTACTAGCATCGGAGCTTGCAGTTGATGCTGTCTTGCTCGCTTTCTCAGCGGTGGATTTAGCACTAGAAGCATTAGTCTCGGCAGTAGAAGCCTTGGATAAAGCGCTACTAGCGTTCGAGGAAGCAGTAGTAGCTGTGGATTTCGCTGTGTCTGCCGTAGACTTGGCAGAATTTGCAGTAGATAGAGCAGTACTAGCATCGGAGCTTGCAGTTGATGCTGTCTTGCTCGCTTTCTCAGCGGTGGATTTAGCACTAGAAGCATTAGTCTCGGCAGTAGAAGCCTTGGATAAAGCGCTACTAGCGTTCGAGGAAGCAGTATTCGCTGTGTTCTGAGCCTTTGTAACGTTGTTATTAGTAGTGCTCAGTTCCGTTTTAGTAGCATATGTACTAGACACAGTCGAAGTAATTGAATTAGACGTAATTTTCAACTGTGCATCAGTGTATTTCTTAGCATCCTCGCTTGTTATGAAGGACGGGCTATTACTTCCAATAAGAGCTCCATCAACTACTCTGCAAGATACATATGCTTTAGCTTCAGCCCCATTAGACACAGTGCTAGCATACGATTCGATACCGGTTCCTTTTCCATTTCCAGGAATACCAATTAGAGCATAAGCCAATCTTCCAGCATGAAGTAAACTTCTAGTTCCTCCACATCGATACAACGCAGCATCCATAGCTGCATTAGAGCCAACTGCTTCCCAAGAGACAATTACCACGATAGAGGTGCTCTTTAAAGAGTTTAAATATGTCGCCGCTTGATCAGCATATTCGCTATTTTCATCGAAAACATCGTAGTGCTTTGAATCTGTTAAAGTCAAAGTAAATCGATCAAAAACGGCAATGTTTAAACCTCTACGAATTTCTGAATAGGCCATAGCTATTGAACCATTTACTTTAATCCAAGCATTCTTGTCAGGATTTTCATACTGTTCACCAAGGGCTGCAATTAATCCCTGATTCACAGCACTAGTAACTTCAGTCTTAGTCGCCCTAAGTGCGATAGCCTCGCTATTCTGCGTAATCTTTGTCTCAGCGGAGGTCACGCGGTTCTTGAGTGCATTAACATCGTCCTGAGCCTTCTTAGCGTTAGCTTTAGCAGTATCGGCAGTGCTCTGTGCCGTACTGGCCGCACTAGCAGCCGCATTAGCCTTGGACTGAGCTGTTGCGGCATTAGCTTTAGCAGTGTCTGCTGTACTTTGAGCTGTACTAGCGGCCGTTGCAGCCTCGTTAGCTTTAGTTTGGGCCGCGGCAGCATTAGCCTTGGCGGTATTGGCAGTGCTCTGTGCTGTGGCAGCAGCCGTGTTAGCTTTACTTGCAGCACTATTGGCGGAGTCAGCAGCGGTTTGAGCTTTACTCACAGCCGTCTTGGCCGCAGCAATCTCAGTATCAGTTGCATCCGCTCGACCCTGAAGATCTTCAAGATTCCGTTTAGCCGTAACGAGATCGGCATTCGCAGCGTCAGCAGCAGTCTGAGCAGCAGATGCATTAGCCTTAGCAGCGTCAGCAGCAGTCTGAGCGGTGTTTGCTTTACTCTGTGCGGCAGCAGCAGCCTTGGCAGCACTAGTAGCGTTCTCCTTTGCCTTATCAGCAGAAGTCTGAGCCGTGGCAGCAGCACTGGCAGCAGCAGTCGCCTTGGTTTGAGCAGCAGAGGCAGTGGATTGAGCCGTAGCGGCAGCAGACGCAGCGTTATCAGCAGCCTTCTTAGCATTCGCCGCAGCAGTATTAGCCGCAGAGGCATCCGTACGAACCTCTTCCACACTGCTGACGGTCTGCTCAATACGATCGCTAAGCTGATTCACAGTAGACTTAGTGGCATAGGTTCTCTCAACTGTATTGGAGAGATTCGTAACAGCCGTATCGTCAGTGTACTTGCTCGCTTTGACCCAATCAGACGCAGCATATGCCTGACTATCAATCTTGGGAGTCTGGCAACGCAAAATATCACCAGTTGAGCCCTGAACCCACAAGTCTCCGATATCATACGGAGGTTTCGGGGTAGTGACAAATATGCGCTTCTTAGCATTCGCTGTATTCTGAGCGTTTGCCGCATCAGACAAGGCCTTAGTGACTTCAGTATCCTGAATCCTACCCCAAGAATAGACCCCATTTTGATTCATGTAGCGATAACAGAATCCAGTCTGATTATCGTAATAAAGGTCACCAATATGAGTCTGACGATCCTTATCGGTAGTCCAATTGACCTCAGGTTCTGTCAATGCATTAGGAATACCATCGTAGAACCAGGTCTGAATAGCACCATCAATCTGATCTTTAAGTCCAGAAATATCACCATTGAATTTACTAACTGCATTCGCCAAATCGGATGCGTTTGACTCAGCTGCTTTCTTAGCCGCGTCAGCAGTAGATTGAGCCGTCTGGGCCGCTTTAGTTGTAGTCTCAAGCTCTTTCTTCGTGCTATATGTCTGAGATACCTCAGTACGAAGCCCAGCAGCGGATTTGGAGATCTCGGTCTTAAGATTGGATTCTGTGCTACTAAGTTCAGACTTCTTTGCATAGTCGGCTTCCATAGTCTCTTTGACCGTGGTAATCTGACCAGTCAAATCGTCACGCAGAGTAGCAGCATCCTGTTTAACCGAGGTCATTTCTTTGTTGATCTCAGTAATCTGGGTCTTAACATTGCCAACATCTTTATTTGCCTGAGCAGCAGAGCTTAGAGCACTATCAGCCGTTGACTGAGCATTAGAAGCAGCGGTGTTTGCCTCATCAGCGGAATTCTTAGCTTCAGTGGCTGCTTGATTTGCGTTGTTAGCAGAGGTCTGAGCATTTCCAGCAGCAGTATTTGCTTCGTCCGCAGCCTGCTTAGCACCATCAGCAGCACTTTTAGCCTCTTCTGCTTTCTTTTCTACAAGATTAGCTTTAGTCGTGGCTTCAGTTGCCTTGGCGACAGCGTCATCAGCCTTAGTCGTGGCCTCACTAGCCTTAGCAGAAGCACCCGTGGCCTTTGTTGTAGCGGTCTCAGCCTTAGTTACAGCAGAATTAGCCGTATTGGTCGCTGTTTCGGCTTTGGTCGTAGCTTCCTCCGCCTTAGTTACAGCGGAGTTAGCCGTATTGGTAGCAGTGTCAGCTTTTTCTACAGCATGAGTTGCATTGGTATTAGCTGTGTTTGCCGTATCCTTAGCCTCTTGAGCAAGTTTGGCTGAATTCTTGACATTATCGCCAAGAGCTGCAACTGTATCAAGACTCGAATTAATAGAAGCGTTAAGACTCTTTAGATATGCGCTCTGCTGACCAGTAAGAGTGTCGTACGAAGCACCTAAGTCAAAGGTAGTATTCTCAGGATTCATCAAATCGAGATCGATCGAATTAACCATGAGGTACTCGTCTACCTTGCGGGGCTTAGAACGAACTCGTACCGCCTGACCGAGCTGAAGATGCTGGTACTTCTCGCCAAGAATAAGAGCAAGGTCTACAGCCCTGACTGAGATGGTGAGGGCAGGAGATAACAGAGTATTAAGTGTCTTGCAGGAGTACTCAAGAAGACCGTCATAAGTCTTGATATCAGTATTCGAGACATAGTACTCTCGATAACCATAACGGGCGACAGCTTCAACATCATAAACTCTATCTCCCATTTTGATAATAGTCGAGGAGTATGGCGTACCACCATCAGCGCATCCTTCAAGAGTAATTGGCTTCATCTTGACATCAGTTTGACCCTCAGGAGGATCAGGTGTATACCCTGTTGCCACTACTGCTGTATATTGAGTCTCCGCGGTAGTAGTCTTAGTAAAATCTAAAATATTGACACCATAGTCAATAATCTGAGTATTGACATCATGGACATCGGCGTAAAGATCAAGAATATTCAGATCATCCCGATAGCGTACGAACAGATAACCACCAACAGAATTCAGGATCTTGTCCTCAATCTCTGAGGCAGTCGTTGGACGCTGTTCAGACGAACGATAGATATAATTGTTCTTATCAAGCATATTGCCCTGATTCACACCGACTGAGAAACGCTTGCGTGAGTCAAGACAATTAGAATTATGCTGATTGATCAGCCATTGAAAATAGCCATCAACTGTCGCCGGACAAGTTAGCGGTTGTTCTCCTTGCACAGTAGAGTACGGACGAACTCGAGTAGCAGTCAAGTAATCGAGAACTCCCGTACAAGAAACAGAGTAATTCCCCTCAAAGTCTTCATCTATTTTAGTAATCTCACCCTTGAATAGAATAAGATTGTTGAAATAGATTCGAACTTCTCCTGCTCGCTCCTCAATTTTAGAATATAAAGAATGCGTAGAGGAGATAGTGAAATCGAAATATGAGGCAGCGTTAAGCTTAGAAGAAAGCTTCGTATCGGTTATACGGTCATCTGTATAAGGATCGAAAAGCAGTTGATTATCATACAAAACCCTATAACCCATGATACCTCCAAATAAATCTTAAGAAGCTTTTACCATGCCAATGACATGGACATAAATCCATCGAGTAAAATTATCAGACGACGCTTTATATATGTAGCAATCGAGCCCTGTGCCACTGCCATGTGTGTTGCAATAAGAAATATGTGAATCACTACGGTTATCTACGCCGCCACATACGCTAACGCAAGGCTCTTCCGAGAACGCAAACGGGAACGTAACACCGCTTTGAAGCTGTCCGCTAGCAGTCGTTGCCGGGAACGTAATTTTTGCCCAAGCTTCAGCCATTCCGCTTTTGAATTTTCGATATCGCCATTGACCGCTCTTGCCCTGTTCGACGACATAGTCATATCCAAGCTTATCGAGCATTTCAAAATTTTGACTAAGCACTGAAGCATTTACAAAATCGCTTCCGCTAATAGTAGTCAACCCAAGATTTTGTGTAGGCATTATAAATCCTCCCAGTCATATGTCAAATATACGACCTTTGTCTCTTCGTTTCCAATCACAAAGTTCAAGTCGTTCCATGTTTTATCAGACAAATCGTCCCAACGTGTCTCGAACAAATCGTTCCAGCATCTAGGAGCATCATTATTCGGAACGGCGAATTTATGAATATCATTCCATCTAATCGTGCTAAGCGAATCCCAAGTAGATTTGTAAGCTCCGTTTTCTTCGAGTTCGTCCCAACGAACATATTCTAAAACTTTGCTATTGACATATAGCTCGTTGTATCCATCTTTAAAAATAACATTGTTCAACCTATATGTTCCGGCAGGAACTATTTCTTCTTTTCCATTAAAAGATATCGTTGTAACTACGTCACTCTCAATTACAGGATAAACAGGACGCCTACCGGACTCAAAACGATACAGCTTTCCACCAGTAGCATTAAGTCGATAAGCACAATGCTCTTTCAGCTTATATGGATCCGCGTCTACCTTAATCTTGAATCGTCCGAGAAGGCCATTTGCATAAGCCTCATGACTATAGGAATCCACAGAGAAACGTCCGTGGTAGGTATAGCCAGGATCCATTGTCATTGTGTAATCGAATGCTCGACCATGGAGGAAGTTGCTTACCTCGGTCTTGACCTTCTCGAAATTCTTTACATCAATGATAGCAAACGTGAATTCCTGCTTGCGGTTCTTATAGGCGACATCCCCGGTAAGCGCCTCGGTCAAATCAATGACTCCGTTGCCTCCAGGGATGTCAACCGTATAAGTCTTAGGCTCAGGAGGCTCCAGCGTGTAACCATCCAACAGAACCATCTGAAAACGAATTGACAAATCAACACCGTTTACAATTAGACGGTTGTTGGGTAAATCTGGGTAACTCACGCCAGACCTCCTCTCCTAGAAAGAACACCAAGCTGCTGATTCATAGGCTTGGCAATGGACGAAGCAAGTTTCTTACCATCAACATACATCGCGGTCTCGGAATTCGCCACAGCATCAGTGTAGCTTCCGAGATTATCGTTGAGTTCGTTGATAGCGTTGAGAACTTGAGTGTTGGATTTCATCGTCTCAAGGTTGGACTGCTCAATAGCCGATTGCATATTACTCATGGGATTCGTAATACTTCCGACAAATCGAGTATCAACCTTAAACCGCTTATTGCTCATGGAAGCAAGGACGTTATTGGAATCAATAACCGGAGTAAGAGTCGCAGTTGCCCCGGACATTGAATCTTGCATCTTAGCGACAGCAATATCACCGACTGATGCGGCAGTCATGCCAACTTTCTTCTTAAGAGCGATGATACCATTAATCAAACCTTGATCAAAGAATACACCAATTTGACGAGTAAACCTTGATGGAGATTTCTCGCCAGTAGCGTTCTTAGTGGCTTGAACTGCCTTTGCGCCCATGGAAGCGGCTGCGTTAATTGCCTTATAGGCTCCATTGTTGATGCCATTAGCCATACCCTGAGCAAGATTGATACCAATGTTGTAGAAACTACTGCTATCCACAGCGGACTTGCAGGAATTCACGACATTACGCACAGCAGTAACGCAGGAAGACTTTCCGTTATCAATGCCACGCTTAAGAGCAGTCATCATAGCCTTACCAGCATTCTCGAAATTTGTACGAGAAGCAGCGCCACTGGACGTTGCCTGATTTCGCATAGCAACCATAATAGATGTTACAGCCGTGGTAGCTGCTGCTTGTTGGTTGGACAGCCCGTTAGACAATGCCGTTGCAAATCCTTGGGTGACTGTATTTGCGGCACTGGCAAACGAACCCGATGAATTGGTGATAGCGCTTGCGGCAGAAAGCAAAACAACGGTGAACGCATTTGAGATCAAAGCAGCGTTTGAAGTAATTGCATTAGCAACCGTCTGCAAGCTAGTTCCAATACCTTCGGCAGTACCGCTCAAAGAAGCTGGGACATTCTTAAGAGCAGATGCAAATTCCTTTAATTTAGCAGCTACGCCACTAAGATCTGTAGAACCTAAAGTTGTAACAGCACCAGCCATGGTCTTAAGACCACTAGCCGCAGAAGATAAAGTGCTTGCTGACGTCTGTGCCGTAGAAAATGCATTTACACCAGCCGCAAGACTAGAAAGCCCAGTTCCAATACCTTCCGGGATCGTAACACCGGACCAAGCCGTTACGGCACCAGCAAGACTCTTAAGAGGTTCAACTATCTCACTAATTCCTCCACCAGCAAATCCACTAAACGTGAAGGCATTGACTCCGCTGGCCAAACGCTGCAACATTCCTTGAATATCTTCAGGGACTTCAACACCATTCCACTTCTTAACAGATTTTGCCAAGTTGCCAAGAGGCTCAGCGATTTCTCCAATCGCTCCACCAGCCATACCGCTGAAAGTAAAGGAATTGACCCCCGCAGCAAGACCTTGTAACCCAGCTTGTAATCCGTCAGGAATCGTGACGTCCGACCACTTCTTAACGGAATTAGCCAAGGTTCCGAGTGGCTCAGCCACAGAAGCAATCGATCCTCCGGCCATACCGCTAAATGTGAAGGCATTTACACCTGAGGCCAAACTAGACAGATTAGTACCGATATTCTCCGGAACTACAACTGAACTCCATTTTGACACAGAAGAAGCCAAAGTCCCAAGAGGTTCGGCCATCTCAGAAATAGCTCCAGCGCCCCAACCGGAAGCCCAGAATTTCCCAACACCGTCAGCCAACTGACCAAGTTGATCGGCCAATCCATCCGGCACAGTTACGTCAGACCACTTCTTAACGGAATCGGCAAGTGTTCCTAACGGTTCGGCCATCTCAGAAATAGCTCCAGCACCAAAACCGGAGAAAGTATTAAGAAGACCACCAAGAGCAGTCTCGCTTAAAGCTCCCATCATGGACGTTAATCCACGACTAATGTCGTCCCAGGACATAGATCCAAATTTGATTAATGCGTTTGCTAACGAATCTAATTGCGAAACAATTGCATCAATTGATATTGCTCCCAAAGCAGCCGAAACGCCCATAAGACCTTCGGTCCCTGTGGCGATTACCAATTCGGCTAATGCACCACCCATGGAAACTAAACCAGTCTTAACTTGATCCCAGGACATTGAACCGAATTTTACTAGTGCGTCTGCCAAAGTTCCCATTTGTGACGCTACCAAATCGATTCCAATAGCACCAACCACACCGCTAAGTCCACTTAACCCGGCAATGCTTAAAGCTGCTACCAATTCGGCTAATGCACCACCCATGGAAACTAAGCCAGTCTTGACTTGATCCCAGGACATTGAACCGAAAGTTAACAACGCATCAGCTATAGATTGCAATCCAAATGCAACTACGTCGATACTGATAGCGCCTATTAACCCACTAAGTCCGCTTATTCCAGCAACACTTAACGCAATAACCAATTCGGCTAACGCACCGCCCATTGCCGCTAAACCGGTTTTGATCTGATCCCAAGAAAGACCGGATAAGGCAGTCAACTCATCTCCGATTGGTTTAAGGGCTAATGCTAAAATAAGTATCGAAGCAGCACTAGTAATACCTCCATCAATTCCGGTTGTATTGCTTAATACTGCAATCACGGCGGTCATCTCGACGAGAGCAAGTCCAATTCCGACCAAACCAGTCTTAATTTTATCCCAAGATAATTTTCCAACTGACTCCAATGCCGGTCCAATTTTCGAAAGAGCCTGAGCGAGAATCAGCACTGCAGCCGCTCCGGTTACAGCACCCTTTCCGCCAGTAAATTTGTCAAGAATTACTGTTGCTCCAACAAGTTCTGTTAAAACTGCACCAATTCCACCAACGCCCTTAACTATGGATTTGAAATTCATAGATCCGATTTTTTCAACAGCCTTAGACAAAATCTTACAAGCCTCGGCTAAAGCTAGAACAGCTATCGAACTCTTTAAACTAACTTTGGTTTTACCAATGGCCTGAGCGGCTTTACTAAGAGCAAATAAAGAAACTGATACGCCGCCAAGACCTTTGACGATTTGATTAAAAGATAAGGATCCAACAGAAGCAATAGTTTTTGACAGAGTATTTACAGCTTTGGCCACAAGAATCATTGCCGCTGCAGACTTTATAATCCCCTTGGAATTCACTCCGGAAATGGATTTTAAAGAAACATTGAGCTCTGTCATAAGAGTACCAATAACAGCCACACCACTGATCGCCTGACCGGCATCTAAGTTAGACAAAGTATCTAAAGAAGAAACAAGAAGGGTGACGGCTGCCGCTATCTCAAGGAGTGATGTAGCTTTTACTTGAGTCTGAAATGTTTTCAGAGTTTCGCCAAGAGTTCCTAAAAGATCTGTAATAGACTCTTTTATACCCTTAACCTTTTCTCCGCTATCACCGATAAAATCGTCAATAGCGTCCTGAATTTTCCGAAATACCCCAGCAATGTTACTAAAAGCCTTAACCATTGATCCGGCAACAAGTCCACTGAAAATGGCTTTTAAACTAATATTCTCTTTGAGCCATGTCAAAGCATTTCGTAATGGCTCAATAGCAGAACTAATAAAATCTTTAAACTTGGCTACAACTGTATCGATATTACTCGTAAAGTTATCAAAGCCTCCACCAATATTATCGAGAACAGTTTTTAACCCGTTTAAACCAGTAGCCAAAGTACTACTAACAGTCTCGAAAAACTTCCCTTTATCGGCCACTTCGTCTAGACCGGTAACAAAATCACCAACAGATGCTAAAACATCTAATATGCTTGTTGCTAACCCGCCAAGACCATTAGAACCAACAAAATTCCCTATAGGACCGAGAACAGACATCAGCCCTTTTTTTATCAAATCCAACCCAGAAAAGAATCCTTTGGCGATTCGACTAATCTTATTAAGAGTCTCTTCCGTAGGCTTCATATTTTCCATGAGAGTTTTAAACCCATTGGAAATATTCATTAATTGCTGAGCGGTTACGGGCGGAAATACTTCTCGAAAAGCTTTACTGACGGCTCCAGCTACTGAGACAATATTATTAAAAGCCGTAGCGATTCCGTCAATAATGGCTTTTCGTCCACCAAGATTAGCCCAATCCTGTAGCAAAGCGTTTCGAGCATCAGCTGATTTATTAATCATATCTGATAGAACAACCGAAACGTTCGTCCACATTTCTCGAGCTTCTTCAAAGTCGCCGATCATGATCTGCCAAGACTTGGTCCATCCAGAACCGAGAGCTTCTTTCAAGGTATCAATCAACTGAGAGAAAGTCTTTACTTTAGTTGCAGCATTCTGAGCATCATATGCAAGAGCCAAAGTTTCTTTAATTGCATCTTTGGACTTTCCAGTCTGCTTGGCTAGCGCCTCAGCACAACCATCAATAGCGTCTTGCTGCTTTCCAATAGAATCAGTCGCTTTTGAATTAGCGTAAGCCTGATCATAGGCCGATTGGACTGCGTCTTTAGAGACATCACAATAATTAGCAACCCACTCCATCGCTCCAGAAGTAGTAAACTTCTTAAGAGTTTCAGTAAGTACTTGACTAGTTAACCAACCAGTCTGTAAAGATTCTCGGAATGAACCATTGGCCTTAATAGCGGCTTCTGCGCCAGTTCCAAGCTCTTTAGAAGTCTCTTTAAGAGCGTCCTGAAATACCTGGCCACCCATACCAGCGTTAACAACTGAGTTCCAGTCCATCAATTTAACCGTACCAGTAGCAAGCGCCTGAGAAAGCTGATACATGGCAGTACTTGCCTGTTGAGAATTAGAACCAGAAACAGCGGCAAGGTTAGCAATACCCTGAATGGCGTTTACCGAAGTATTGAGGTCTACGCCAGCAGCAGTAAACGTACCGATATTTCGAGTCATCTCGGTAAAGTTATAAATGGTCTGGTCAGCGTAATGATTCAACTCATCCAATGCTGAGTTAACCTGCTGAATGTTTGTTCCTTCTGAACGAGTGTTGGAAAGAATTGTCTGAATAGAATTCATCTGCGTTTCATACTCAGCGAAACCATCCATAATCGGCTGCAAAGTAAGCGATTTAGTTAATGTGCTTCCAACACTTATTGCTTTATTGGCAATATTCTGAAGAACTGTCATGCCGATAATTCCAAGCGTCGAGAATCTATCTTTGATTGATTCAACCGCTCCGATAAGATTCGACATGTCTACGTTCTTAGAGACTGATCCTAAATTCTTAAGAGATTCTGCAGAATCCTTAAAGTTAAGACCTTCTTTTAACTTCTTAACGGACGAAAGGGTTGTGGCTACGCCGCTCTCAAATTGTTTATTTTCGAATTGCATCTCTACAACTCGATTATCGACACTGCTCATGCTGACGTAACCTCCTTCCAAATTTCATCTACCATAGAATCAAAAATAGGCCTTATCGCAGGATTGATATAGTCTCTTCCTTGGACATACCCACCATTTCTAGTACCATGTCCGTATTGCAAAATTACGGCAATGTTAACGCCTTTGTTAATATTGCTATTAGTCCAATAAATTGATGTTCCATGAATCTCGTAATCCCAAGAAGATGCAGTTTTTCCAGAATCAACCGGGGTAGCACTAGAAAGAGCTTGAACTCCTTTTTGGCCATACTTGTTAAAGATCTGTAAATATTTTCGTTTAGACATAGCCTTAAGGAATTTCTCAGTTTTCTTAAAATCCCCTTTTTGTACAATTCGGATCATTGAAGACATAAGACTATCCCTTGGAATTCATTGCTGCTCTGCGCTTAGCGTTTAATTCGGCGTAACGTCTACGAACATCATCTTTTGACATTTTCTTGGGAGGAGCGTTCTTTTGCGAACAAACATTAATAAGAGTAAGTAACCGATTAAAATGCCACTTTTCACATTCAAATGGAATATTTAGAGCCGTCATATAATAATATATGACTTCGTTTGTGATGAAAGAAGAAGATCTATTATTTGATCGAACATCTTTTATCACAGTCGCAGTCATCGGAGCATTTATATACTCTATGATTTTGTTATAACTTTCAACATCAATAATTTCGTATAAACGCTCATCAACATTTTTGTTAATTGTCATACATTTTATGTATTCAATCATTTCGTCGTATGGATGCTCGCCATCAACAATAAACGGCTTACAAAATTTTGATTCCCATTTGGAGATTGAAAGAAGCGAATGCTCAAGAAGTAACGTCCCACCGTTAACCGTAAAGAATTCATTTGTTTCGTCATCAAAAAACTCAGAATCAGGAATCTTTATTTCGAGCATTCGCTTCGCCTCCTTTAAGAAGTCACTATGATTACTTTACAACCTTGAAAGAGTCGATAAGAGCCTTCTTATTCGGATCCTTCTCAACATCTGCAACAACGGCATTTACAAACTTAGCATTCTCAGCACCAGTGCTAGACATAAGCTCCATAACAAGATTAGTATAGGCTTCGGTCTGCGAAAAAGCCTCGGAAAGTTCCTTGGACTTGATGAAGCGTCGACCATCAGAAGACTTTTCTCCATAGCACCTAAGGATAAAGTCAGACCAAATATCCCAAAGCTTCTTTACGTCTTCTTCCTTTACGACTTCCTCGATAAAACTCTCGATTCCGCCCTCAAATCCGATAATATAACCGAGGGTTTCGGCTTTATTAAGATTAAAGTAAAAATCCTCAGTACGCTCGCAGCCGTTATAATCGACATACGTAATAGACTTCTTAAGCATAGTAATAACTCCTTAAAAGATTACTTCCATTTTGACTAAATTGAAGACTTTTCAGTATTCTCGGTAGACATGTCAGAAATCGATACTGCCTCGGCCGAACCAAGAGTATCGATAATGATCTTAGGATCGGGAAGATATGCGTCAGTCGTCGTGGAACCATAAAGCATATCCTCAAGAGCAGCAAGCTTCTTGTCATCGGCGTAACGTGAATCAATCATCATGCTAGCAGTAGGCTTGAAGCCAGCGACGGACACCGGAGTAGTTGTGCACTCCCAAGAAAGAGTCATAGCATCGGGAGAATCATTAACAGTCTCATAAGCCTTCTCAGAAGGAGAGGCGGTGCAACCATAATAGATGTGAAGTCGATAAGCGAGCTCGGAATTGACATCGTTACCGATACGAGAACGATAGCAGAAACCGAAAGAATTACGAGTCTGCTGACCAATGTAGGCGCCCTTAGCAACCTGACGAGAACCGTCACAGGCTGCAAACTCATCAGGATAAGTATAAGCCTCGATGGTAAAGCCAAGAGTCTCAGCAGAACGCATAACAGCATACTTACCATTATCAGCGTACAGATCCGTAGGCTCGGCGCCATCGGGGGACTCGGTAACAGCCGTCAAACCGTTCCATGCAACGCCGGTCGTATAACCCGAAGCGGTCTTAGGATACAGAACACCTCGGTCGGTGCCATTCTCAAAGAAACGCTTGCCATCATCGTCCCAAGAAAGGGTCTTAAAAGCCATATGTTTCCTCCTTAATAATAAAGATTAAAAATGTCATGATGTAAATTGTCTGACGTATAATGACGATCGTACGTACACATAGGCAATTTTGCAAGTTTATCCATTATCCGTGAGCTAACATCTGGATCTTTAGAAATAACCGTTAGCTGATAACGCTTTGTGAAACGATAGCCAAAGTTATTAGCGAAATCTGTATCACCGCTAGATCGCTGATAGATAATACATGGATAATGAATTTGTTTAGACTCTGGCGGATCGAAGTAAACATAATCAGAACCGAGAATCTTGTGCAAGACCTTGCTTAGCTCGTTTCGATTGTTACTCATTGTAAACACCACCAAGAGTAAGAATAAGACGGGGAGGCTGGACCTCAACAGAAGTTACTTTCCAGTTACTCCCCATCCAAGAAGCATACCGAATGGCAAAGAAGTTCTCATTAGCATAAGCATCTGCAACAATACTAATCGAGTTGTTAACAACTACCTTGTCGTTAATGAACTCAGTTCCGTCAAGGCGGCGAATATTACGAGTCACATCCCCATAATAATTACGTTCAGTGATCTCTTCCGTCCAAACGTCAGGAGAACTCTCCACACTAGAGGCGAATCCAATAGCGCCATAATACTTTGTCATTCGTCACTCCCATTTTGATTAATTCTACTCAGCGGCAGAATCGAACGTCTCAACCGAGATAGCGGAATAAGGCCTAATCAGAGCGCCAGAGCAACGAGTCTCGATCAGGTACTTCTGCTGGTTGTAGTCAATGTCGAAGTCGTCGAACATAGACACGGCGCCACCCTTATCGGCACCAACATTGTAGTCCTTAAGGTTGACAATGAGACCAACAAGGTGAAGGTCCTTAGCCGTGGTATCAGCCGCGTCACCCTTGCTAGCATCACCCTTGCGGGTCAGACCCTCCATGACCTCGACGGTCACAATATCAGAAACGCGCAGACGGTTAGCCAGCTCATCCTTCGTCTTATACTTAACGTCACCGATCTGGTTCTCAAGAAGAAGCATATCGGTAAGAACATCCTCAGTGGTATAAAACACCGGGTTGCCAGAACCCTTATAATTCTTACGAGCGCGAATGATAGCCTTGATAATAGCCTCAGTCTTAGCTTCCTCAGTGGTCATACCCTTAGTGTCGACCTGAGCACGAATGGTATAAAAAATATCGTCCTGCCAAACCGGTCGAATGTTAGTCGGGAAGATGCGATCATCGGAAGAATCAGATCGACCATCGCCGGTGAGAATAGCACGAGCGATTTCCTCATCCAGCATCAGGCGCATCTCACCCTTGATCCAAGCCACGACATCGAACTCAGTAATATCGATAACGTCGTCTCGATCGAACTTCTGCTTCTTATAAATGGTCTGCGGGGTAGTAGTACGCTTAAGAAGAGTAAAGACTTCCTCAAGCTTCTTCTTACCCTTAGTATAACCTCGAGCACGCGCCTCCTCAGCGGTAATGTTGGCAAATACGGACTTGATTCGGGAGAACGGCGTATGCGAGACACTGTTCATTACGACCTTGACCCAGTCCATATTGCGGGAAACTAATGCGGGAGGAGTGTTAAGGCTCTTGAAATCAGGGAACAAGGTATCGATCCCATCGATGCCGTAGGAAGCAGTACCATGCTCAAGATAATCCGCATAGCTAACATCCTCAAGATCATGCTGAATTACTGCGTCACGCAGAGAACCACAGCGCTTCGCATCTCGAAGAATCTCATCAAAATCAATAGAATGAGCCATGTAGTTATCCTCATCCTCAAAAGCATTATGCTTCATGTCATCATCACCTTCGTCATCTAAAGAACCATCAGCAGCCATACCAACAAGCGTATACAATACATTCTTCTGCTCGTCAGTCATAGAATTAATAACGTCCTGAACAGTCTTATCGTCAGATCCGGTATTATTAGCCATGTCTTTTTCCTTTTCATCACTTTTATCAGTATGAGAGATAACGCCGTCCGATTCATCATCAACGTTATCTTTTTTATCGTCCACCTCATCAGAGTGATAAATTACGGGATTACTGTTAAGATTAAAGCAAATCTCAGCGTCTTCCGTTTCCTCGTCACCATCTGAATGAACCATAACAGTATCGATATATGCTCCAGGATTTGCCCCAGCAAGAACCAAACTTACTTCGCGAATTGCTCCATGAATAACATTAGCGCCATCCTGCTTAAGCTTGTTCGCGTAAATAGAAAGCGCTCGAACGTCTCCGTTCTTAACCAACTCTTTGGCATTTAAACCAGACGGAGTATCGTTAAAACAGCCATAAGCATAAACGCCATCTTCTCGATTCTCGAGCATAGCATGACCCAACACATTGTCAGGAGACATGTGATCGTGCTGCCAAACAAGAGGCACCTTCTTATGGTCGTTATCCTTAAATGCATCGCGCATAATAACGCGACCATCAGAACACTTAATATTGTTGCGTGTTGCATAACCTGAAAAATCGTACTTCATATGATTCCTCCTTTACCTTTGTAGTTTTCATTTACAATACATATAAATAGAATTATCAAGCAAGTATTATATCTTTACTGATAACTTCCATTTTGATTTTCGGCATCAGACGTGTCATATGGATAATAGTCTTCATCCGACTCTGATCCATAATCGGCGTTCGGATCAATAAGATTCTTGTTACGAAGCTCATCAGCACTAGGCTCTTCCGAAGGTTTGAACCCAAGAGCTGTGCGGAACTCGTTACCCGTAAGAACCTCGTTACGACTTAACGAATCAACCATCTGAGAAATCTGTGTCACAGTCATATACTTGAACGGATCTTGGAACGTCATAATCTGCTGATTCTGAGTTCGAGCAGTCTTTGTCAGGAATTTGCAATTCATTGCGTCACGAATTGCTTTAACGACTGGTGCGACTGTTCGCTGATAATAATTGTTCATCGTAGAATCGGTAGCTGTACCATTAAGCACCGTGACGTCAAGACTCAACTGAGAATATAACTGATCAGTAAGTGTCTTAATCTGCTCGGGAAGAGTATTCTCAACAGAACGATTAAGTTGAGTAAACTTTTCCGTAGCATCAATATACGCGACACCATACTTGGAATTCTCGAGCTGGTCTTCGAGAGATCGCTTACGATCTTCAGCACGCTTCTTTTGAGATTCGTTACGAATCGCATATGGTAACTGAACGATAGCATCGAGCTTCGACGAGTTAGCTTTTGCGTCCGCATCATCGAGAAGTTTAAGTTTATAAACGAGTCGCTTCAAAGTAGAATTGGGCTCATTCATAACAGCATAAAATGGATTCTCAACAATAGCTACCGACGACTTAGGCATAGTGATTTGCTGTTTGATTCCTGAATTATCATTATAAACTTCAAGATCAACATGCTTCGGATGCCAACCAACGATTTTTCCTCGTCGCATAGAATTAATATCGTAGGACCCAGTAACAAATGGATCCAATGTTGTATCAATCGGAACGATTGCGATGCATCCTTCTTCTAGAAGAGAATAAGCAATATCTGCTATAAAGGCCGTCGCTGTCTGATCAATGTTCGCCTCTTCGTTAAGGCAATAATTTAAACCAGAATTAATCTCTTCTTCGTAACGCTTATTCTCATCAACACGAACATGCATAAAAGTCGTAGCCGCAACGTCAACAGCTATTCGATTGTAAATAGCGTTGATGATGGTACGCTCGGAACCAATAGATATCCCAACACGATCCGGCCGATAACCATAAGAAGACCCAACAGACGTAGAATACCGATAGTCAGTCGTCTCTTGATTACTAAAAGCATTCCAGGCATGTTGAAGCCTTGTCCTAAAAGATTCAGCCATAGAAATAGTCCTTAACGACGTTTGCGTTTACGATCCTTATAATAAGTTGCCGTATTCTTTACTGCTTGTGGGAAAGAATCGGTCTCCTGCTTCTTAAAGTCGCGTAACCAAATCTCATGTTTCTTCTTATTAACTTTGGAAGCGTGACGTTCGGCAGCATCCAGCAAAGCGGGGCTATCCGGTCTCAAATAATGACTATTTCCGGCAGCGAAGTGTCGCTGAGCGTTAATACGAGTTGCGCTCGTTATATTGTACCTATATTGATCAGGAGTATTACGTCCTGATTTCAATCTATCGCGTGCCTGTTTTTGAGCTCGAGAATAGGTATTATCCGCTAATCGCTCATACCTTTCTGTAAACTCTTTAACTTTCTTTTGTCCGAGTTCGTCATGGTATTTCCAATTTGTATCATTAACAAAGTCTTTAAATTTATGTGCTCCATAAGCAGCTAAAACTACTCCAGCAACACCATCGGCGATCTTCATATTACGACGACGCCTAGCTTTCTTATCTTCTTCAGACATAGAACTCTTAGCCGAACGACGATTCGTCTTACCTCTAGTAACTCGTTGTTTACGTACGCCCCACGTCATACCTGGTACGCCGTAGTGAATTAAATAGTCTGGATATTGGTACATTTGTAGTTACCCTTTCCTAAGAAGTTATCGACCAGTCCCTAATTGTTTCTGTCCACGAATCTTGAGATTAATTATGGACTTTCCCAATTGAGTTAAGGGCGCATTACGAAGAGCGTAAACGCTTCCGGCCGTACCCAAAAGGCCAATCCCATAAGAAACCATTCGCTTTCCTTTGTCGATTCCCTTAGGATTTAGTCGCTTATAGTTTGCTTCTAGTTCAAGTCGTTTGTTAAGACTCTTAAGTTCAGAATTAGACAACTGCTTATAACTTTTCTTACGAAGTTTTTCAGCATCCTTATAATCTTGTGAATATGACGAGCGACGCTTTTTTGCAGCTTTCGAAAAGTAATTATTCTTACGTGCCCTTCGAACGCCCCATTTCATACCTGGGACACCGTAGTGCATGAGATAATCTGGATATTGGTACATTTGTAGTTACTCCTCTATTCAAACGAGTCTCGATTAAGCTTAAATGCTACATATGCATCAAGCATTGCCGCAACCGAGTCGATCTTATCTTGATGACGCTTCTTATATAGCTTGCGATTGCCGTTAGTATCTTCCAAGGCAATTGCATTGCCCATACAGAATTCCATCAAAGATTCATCGAACAGCAAAGCTCGATTCTCGGCAAGTTTCTTCAACTCACCAAGAGGAACCGACTCAGTCTTAACACCCTGAATGACTTTCTCAATACCAAAGGGACCGTTCTCCGTAGCCCATCGATTGACGAATTCCTTTGCGTTATAGGGATCGTAACCAAAAGAGGTAACATCATATTCGTTGTCCGCGATATACTGGTCTAGATCGTTGTAAACTTCGTTCATATCCAAAGCAACACAATCAAGTACCATCAAAGAGCCTTCTCGTAAGAAGTCTTCATACTTGATCCTTGTTGCAGGAGTAAGTTTAGCCATCGTATCCGATGAGATGTAGCATCGAGTCTTAATTCCATATTTTTCTCGAGGAAGAGGAAACAAGAATGTAAATGCACAGAAGTCATCGCCCTGCGAGAGATCCGCTCCCATAGAGCATTGCATCTGCCAGAAATTTCGTGGCTTGTGCGGTAAAGTCTCTTCATAAGTGAAGAAATATGTGTAGCCCTCCATGGGAATACCGAAACGTTTAGCAAGAATGTCGTTTCGAGTAGAGGGAGCCTTCTCAGCACGCTCAACATCAAGCTGATAAGTCTCATAAGAAACAGTCTTACCGATATTAGGAGCAGCCTTCATCCACATAGACGGATCGGCCACTTCTTCGATACTGTCGAGTTTGTAATACCAAATGGACACGTGAGGATTCTCATACTCGCCTTTGAGTATGTCCATCAATTCCATTTTGATTGTATCACCAGCGCCATTACGAACTGTACCCTCAGACGAGATGGCAAGAATCAGGTAATCATCATTCTTCGATGCGCCTTGCTCCAAAGCGCCAATTACGTCTTCTCTAACATCGCAAGAAAGCCATTCGTCAATCGATGAGAACTTAGGCTTAGCACCCTGAACCTTTTCAATTGACATCGGTCGAGCTTCAATGATAGAGTTCGTTAAGAAATTCTCGATACCCTTCTTGGTAGATGAGAGTTTCTTGCGATCCGCCAAACTTCCAGCGGTATTAGCTAGATTACCATCGGTTAGAAACTGAAATAAGGGACCTTTGGCTCGGGTGATCGCAGTTCGAATAGGACTAAGTGTCTCTTCAGTCTGTGTGATAGTAGGAGCCATGACAATCTGCTGAGTAGTGGACGTATCAACCGTTAAATAATATCCTTGCATACAAGCAGCATACATTGACTTGGCGGAACCACGAGAAACAATCAAATACTGCTTGTTAACAAGACGCTTCTTTATTCGCTTCTTTACGTAAACTCCGCCATGGTTATCTGGACCAGGTTGATAAACAGTTCGATCTACAAAATAAAACCAACTAAGAGCATCTTCCGCCCAAAGCTTAAAAGTGTCCAATAATTTTAGATCACTACCATCGGTAAGTGTTAGTTCATTCTCACAAAAATGCACAAAACCGTTGATGGCTTTGTCGTCGTAATATAAACCAGGGTCTCGGATCATATTGTCGATTCGGTTCATCTGCATGGAGATCTCTCGACAAACAGGAATCTCTCCTCGAATTACAGCATCGCGAAATTTGCCGTAATAAATCGGAGTAGCCGAATTAGAAAGGCTCATGCAGAATCACCTCATAACTTTTTCTTCATAGCGGTAAGACCGCCCCAAACGTCATCAGAAGAACTAATTTTCCCAATAACTTTGAAACCCTGCTTTTCATAAACATGACGAGCGTCAGGGGAAATTCCAGGAACTTCAAGAGTAATTTGTTTTGCTCCCGACTTTCGAGAATAATCCTCTGCGAATTTCATTGCGGCTTGCGCGTAACCTTGTCCGCGATTTTTATTATTAATACCAAGCCAAGTAACATTAACAGAAGTGGACGATTCATGAAATAATTGAATACTTCCAATGTTTTCGCCTTTGTCGTTCTTCAAGTTATAATTTTTAGTTCTATCTATCTGACTTTTGAAAGAGTCCTTATATTTTGCTAAAAATCTAGTGATATGAGGAGCAGGATCTGTTTCGATATTAAGAGTCTTGCCAGTTTTTGTCTTATAGGAATATCGATCGATCTTTACGTTCTTGGTAGATCGCCAATTATTAACAAAATTGCGTTTCTTTTTACCAGTAGTAACTCGCCGCTTACGTACGCCCCACTTCATTCCTGGTACACCATAGTGCATGAGATAATCTGGATATTGATACATTAAGAATCACCGCCACAAACAAGTATCATTCGGTCTGCGCATAACTGGATCGGACGGAAGCAGGTTTGCATTCCCGTAGTGGATTGCCTCATGAGTGTTATGCGAACAACAAATAAGATTGTCCAAATCAAATATTACAGGAGAACAATTCTCTATGTCTTCAGCGGTTATCGGATTAATGTGATGGATTAAAAGTCTATTTTGAATTTCAAAACCATCCATGGCCAAATCGCATCCGTTATCACGAAGTATAACTTGACGTCTTGTACGTTTCCATTCATCAGAGGTATACAATGCTTGGTTTAAGTATCGACTCCAACCAAAAGTATCTTCTCCAACTTTACCGTCAAGCCTTAGATACTCATAACGTTCTTTAAAGGATGGAATCTCGATAAGTTCCGAGTAAGTTCTAATACTCATCGATTATCTCTCCGTCATCAGCACCAGAATAATCGCGCATCGCTGCGAGAACCTTCTGATAGAACTCCTCAGAACGCTTCTGAGACTCAAGGTTAGCAGTCTTAGCTTTGAGAAGTCGATTCTCTTCCTGAAGTTTCTCGTTCTCAAGCTTAGCCTTAGCAGTTCCTAGTTTTAAGTAATGAACCACGATCTGAGGAGACGCCGTGCCATCAAGAATCTTACGTTCTGCTAAATCGGTAGCTTCAGCAATTAAACGATTCTCTTGTTCTTCGGGAGTCAAGGCTGGCTTTACTTGCCTTTTACTCTTTGCCACGTAACTCACCTCATACTTTCTTAGTTAATCGTAAGCTTACTCATGGAGAACCTCTAGAGTTTCCAGATACTTTTCAGTACCCTCTTGAAAGGAGCCAGGGGTCACCACATCCCTGTTTAGTTGTGAAAGACCAGAGGCCCTCTGTGAGTAAGCTTAGAAATAATTAAGACCTTGCGGGAGTTGGTCCATTTTGATTGTTGTAATGCGAGCCTAGACCTTCGGATCCATACGGATGCCTTGCTCGACCATTCATTTTGAAGAAGCAGATTTGCCCAATCTTCATTCCTCGCTTAATCCAAATAGGAAAGCGATTCTCGTTCTTCATCTCAAGAGTAATCTGCCCTGAGAAACCGGCGTCAATAAAGCCTGCCGTAACATGGGTGGTGAGTCCAAGACGGCCAAGAGAAGACTTTCCCTCGAATCGGCCAGCAATGTCATCTGGCATGTTTACAGTCTCTTGCGTCGAGGCAATGATAAACTGATTCGGCTGAAGAACATAGATCTCATCTTTGAGAGTAGAAAGATCAATCGATTGATAATCGATACCGTGAACTTGCTTGTCATAAGCCGTAATAAATGCCTCAGGTGGACATGAATTCGACGCAAACTCGAATGTTAGTAGATCTTTATCGAGAGTCAAGTCATAACTACAAGGCTGAAGTTGATTCTCGTTAAAAGGAACAATCAAATTTTTGTACTGAGACTTGAACTTGATTGCAGTATCCTCAAGTAGCATTTGGTTTACTCCTTATATAAAAATTAACGACGCTTAATTGCATCTTTATACGCTTGCTTGGCTAATTCTCGATCGTTAATGTACTGCTGACCGCTCTTCTTTAAGGCTGATTTCTTTTCGACGGAAGCCTTCTCATAAGAAGCTGCATATTTAGCAATGATTTTAGCTTCAGAGTTTGTAAAAGATTCTGAGTTTTTAGCCAGAGCACTATCACGAGCAGAAGCTAAACCTCGAGCGGTACTCTCATGTTTCTCTGCTTTACTGATATACTCTTTTCCGAAATAGGTATCACGCCCCCAGAAATCGGCAGTATTGTAATGCTCTTTTGCTTTTTTGTTATGCTTCTCGATTTGTTCGTTATAGTACTCATTCGTTTGATCTGCGATACGTTTATGTTTCTCTTTGTTTGAACTCAAAGCGGCCTCTCGACCAGCAACCTGAGATTTAAACTTCTTCTTAATTGCTCGGTCTCGGGCATCTCGATCAGACGATGCTTTCCGATAAGCTTCTTTACGAGTCTTGCGTGCTGCTTTCTTCTGAGCATGTCGTACGCCCCACTTCATACCTGGGACGCCGTAGTGCATGAGATAATCTGGATATTGATACATTTGTGGTTACCCTCCCCCCTGAATTATTCAGGAGAATGTTAAAAATGGTGCCGGAAGTGGGATTCGAACCCACAAGTCAAATATGACGAGAGATTTTAAGTCTCCTGCGTATGCCAATTCCGCCATTCCGGCTTTTAAATCAACTCAAACGAATATCCTTTATGAAAAGATTGACGACCAGACAAGCAATCGCAAATATGCCTATCATTTCCGTTAATAGTCTTAGCACAAGCAGTAATACTAGGAAATTCTTCACCGGTTTCAAGCACTCGAACAGGGTGTCCTTTTCTACCTCCGTTCGGATTCTTTTTTCCAAGCATTCCCCTACTAGGTTTGGCCAAACCTGTAGAATAAGCATGTTTCATGTTATAACTAGCCGTAACCCATTCCAAATTAGAATAATCATTATTTAATTTGTTTCCGTCTTTATGGTTTACAAAATCTAATTTGTCCGGATTAGGAACGAACAATTCTCCTACCAAACGATGAATACGAAATTTATATCTCTTCCCATCTCGATACAAATCAACATTTGCGTAACCGTTACTAGCGACAAACGGCTTTTTTATCAAACCTCGTACATCATTCCGAACTTCTCCGGAACTAGATACAGAATATTGAGAAAAACCTGGTATTTTCTTCCACGTATCAGGCATAAATAACCTCCGATAGTTTTCAGAAAAAATCCCGCTGGAGAAGAGATGAAGAGGCCGGCGATGAGGGGAGGGGGAAGTTTCGCG